TTGAAAAGGCTAAAGAGCTAACTCAAAAGGCTAAAGAGCAAATGGGTGTAGTAAGCACCCCAACTCCGAAAAAAAATCCTTCGGGTAACACAAAGCCGTCAGTACCAAGTGTAAACCCACAAAATCCAATGAATACGTTTGGGGACACAAGTTTAGAAGATGTGAGAAATCTTGACCCAGCGTCACCAGAGTATGCTGAATGGCGTAAGAAAATGGGATTGAGATAAAAATTAAAGGAGGAAATCTTAAAATGTTTAACAAGAAATCTATTTTTAAGAGTTTTATGTCTAAGGCGTTGGCAAAAAACGCAATGAAGGCATATGCAGACTCAAAAGTAACAACAGCAGGTGCTACTGAAAACGGCGGTGTTGTTTTCAGTGACGCTATCAGAACAGTTTATTCAAAGGAAATTGAATTTAAGGCACTACCTGTAATGCGTTTCTTGCAGTTTGCTACAAAGAAAACAGAACTTGGTGTAAATGCAGGTCTTACAATCACTATGCTTACATATGATAACCTAAAGCGTGGCGGTGCATTGAAAGAAATGCAGAATATGACAACACAAGCAATGTCAGGTTCAACAAAGCAAATTACTGTAACAGAATACGGTAATGCAGTAAGTACGACTGAAAAGCTAATTCAGTCATCTTTTGATGATATTATGGCTGAAATGACAACTCTACTTTCTCGTGACTATGCGATTACAGTTGATTGCGAATTGAGAGATACAGCTCTTTCAAACACAAAGAATGTTGTTTATGGCGGTAAGAAAACTACAAGAGCAAGTCTTACAGCAACAGATACTTTGAATGTTGCAACAATTAAGGACGCAGTTGAAATTCTTTCAACAGCAGACGCTCCAAAGTATCGAGGTACAAACTGGATTTGTTTTGTACACCCACATCAGAGCCGTACTCTAAGAGATGACCCAGCTTGGGTAAATGCTTCAAATTATGGTGCACCTATGCAACTATTTACAGGTGAAATCGGCAGAATTGATGATGTAAGATTTATTGAAACAACTCTTATGTGCAATGGTGCAGCAGCAGAAACAGAGGAGTCATACAATGCTGACCTTGTTAAAGGTGCAGGTGAAGAAGGTTCACAGAACGCTGTTCCTGTATATCAAGCTCTACTATTTGGTGACGCTTACTATGGTATTGCAACAGCACTATCTGTTGAACTAAGAGATAACGGTGTTGAGGACTTCGGAAGAAAGAGAAGTCTTGGCTGGTACTCAATCTTTGGTACAGGTTTGCTCCACGATAAGTATGGCGTAGTTATTGAAACAGCCTAAAATTTCGGATTTAATCGTGTTATAATTGTTGTTTAGGAGGAAATAAAAATGGCAGGTAAAATCGTTAAAAAGCCTAAGGCAGACGCTGAAAATACAGAAGTTGTTGAAAATGCAGAAGTAGCTGAAACTACAAAAGCAGAAGAAACAAAAGGTAATGCAGAGTTTAATGTTCCTACAAAGGTGGAACAAAAGGCTAAGGAAGAAAATACAGGCATTGTAGCAGGCACTAAACCTGTAAAGGTGTGTCCAGCTACCGATTATGACTGTTGTATCGGTGGCACGTATTATCATCTAAAGAAAGGTGTAATTGTTGAAGTGCCACAAAATGTTAAGGATATACTTCAAAGAGGAGATATGCTTAGACCATTCTAATTAAGGCAGGGGTGATATGTTATGACAACAGCAGATTTGATAAGATATTTGCGTTTGAGTGTTAATGTTCAGTTAGAAGATAGCACTGAACGTGACGAATTGTATCTAAAACTGTCTGATGAAGATTTAACACTATACCTTAACCTTGCAAGGACAAGAGCCTTTGCAGATGAAGATTTAAGTGACTTTCCCGAAGAATATATGTACCCTCTGTCAATTTTGGCAAGGCGTGAATTGTACTTAGCTTTAGCTATACGTCACGCTAACTACGTAGATATAGGTGCAGATGACAATAACTATTTGAAAAAATCTCAATGGTTTAACCATTATATGACCTTAGTAAATGCTATGGACGGAGATTGGGACAAATATTTAGATGAAGGTGGTGCAGGGAGTAATACTCTCTGCTCCGCAAGTACCTATTTATCTAATAGATACTATACACCTTATAACTATGAAAAGGCAAAAATGCCTACATTAAAAGCTAAAATTGACTCGGTGGAAGATAGTTCAATAGAAATATCTTGGAAAGCAACATATGATAGGCACTTATGCTATGAGATTTATGTATCAACATCTCCGATAGCTGACAATTATGCTTTAACTGGTGAAATATCACCTTTAGCTAAAAAGGTATCAACCATTACTGACCCTCATAAGAAGCGTTGTAGAATAGTGAATTGTGAAAAAGGTGCAACTTATTATATACTTGTACGCTTACTTGATTGGACAGGACGTTCTGCTTATTCAGAGTTGACTGCAATCATACCTGATGATACAGATACACCTGATGATGTAGAAGAAGTATCATTATAGGGGGTGAGAAGTTATGGGTAAAATACCTGAAATAACTGACTTGAATGAAAGAGCCTTTTTGGACGGTGTGCTTGAAGTTTATCAAGAGATTTTCTCTCAAGAAGTACCCTTTTACTTTTTGGACAGAGAAAAGACTGATATAAACCCTTACGGCGAAACAACACAGAAAATCTACAAAGAGCCTGTTTACTTAACGGCAAGGGTTCAGTTGGAAGCTAAAGATGGTGAAAAGGCGATAAATCGTACCTACCTCACAGCTAAGATAACTGTTCCTACTCAAAGTTTTTGGGACAATAATATTGCTGTTACAGCTAAGGATATAGCAGAAATGAGAAAAGGAAAGTTTGTATTTAACAATATGGACTTTGAGATTGTTCGTGTACAACCACGAACACAAATAAATAACACATACATTGTTTACAAGTTTTATTGCCGTGAAATATTTGACGAAACAGATTACGGACGTGATTGCGAAGTTAATTATGACGGCACTGACTGGGGTGACGAGTTATGAGTTTTAGACGTGCTTGGGGAAACACAGGACAGTTTGCTAAAGCAGGTTTTGTGTTTCATAAGGCAGGTGAATGGGACGCTTGTGGTATTGCTTTAAACCAGTTGGCAGGTGCAGGAGCTGAAATAGCTGACGCTATGGACGAGCTTGCACAAATAGTTGTTGACGCTGTAAATGCTACTAAAGAGAGTGGTGACTTTGTAGCAAACTCTCCGATTACAGTAAGATTAAAAGGTAGCTCAACACCTTGGGTTGACGGTACACAAGATAGGACAACAGGTGAAGCAGTTGCTATGTCAGCAGGACGTGGCGGTTATATCATAATGCTTAGTGGCGACCAACAGGTTGTAAGTTGGGTAGACGGTGGCACAAGTAAAGCACCAGCACGACCTTTATTTCAAAAGGCTTGGGAGCGGTGTGAGGCTGACGTAAAGGCAAGAGCCAATGAGATTTTGGAAAGGGCAGTGGGTGAGTAATAATGGAAGTAGCTTCAGTTTGGAAAGATGAAATAAACAGAGCACTTATGGTTTATACTCAAAAAGCTGTCGTTCTTGACCGCAATGGTAGCCCCTATAAAGTGCCTGTTCAGATGAGAAAGCCTGATGAAACTCTTAAATTAGAAGCATATCCTTGTATTACTTGGTATAATCTTATGGACTTGTCAAACACCGACAGGACAGATAATGTCGAATATACATATGTCAATAAGGAAACAAAGGAAGCAATAAATTACTACTTGCCTATACCTTTTGATATGTATTACCAAATTGACTTTTGGGGTAAAACTTGGACAGATGTGGATAATATGTCTAAGAAGTGGTTACAGAGTTTACCACCTTATAGTAGGGGTAAATTCTTTAATTTACCTGTAAGAAATTCAATAGGCAATCTTACAAGCGTTTTATGTATTCAAAAGGATATTTTAAGGCGTAGAGATACTTTGACACAAGGTGACAAAGATATACACTCAACCATTACTTACTCAATACAAGGCTATTTAGGCAGGACTTATAATGAGCATAGTGGTTTGATTGAAACAGTAATACTAAGTAAGGAGGGCTTCTAAATGTCTAAAGTTTTTATTAAGGATATTGCAAATAAACCTCATAATCTATCATTGAAAGATTACACAGCACTTCGCATAAGTGCCTATGAAAAGGTTGAGGTTGAAGAACACCTTATTACAAAGGTGATATACAATGAAGTAAAAGCTGGAAGGCTTTTAATCATTAAACCAAAAGCAAAGCCTGTACCTGTTTCGGTAACTGTCGAAACACAGCAGGCTGCTGATAATTCTTCTTCTGAAAAAGTGACGACTAAGAAGAATAACACTAAGTCACAGAAAAATAATAATGGAGGTAATAAAAATGGCTAATGCAAAGTATTCATATCCTGACGTGTATGTAAATCGTCAGACTGTCGTTACAGCTCCAGCAACAGGGTCATCTTCGTATATTGGTGGCTTTATTGGTAAGGCTGAACGTGGTGTAAAAAACACGCCAGTGCTTATTACATCTTGGCAAGAGTACATTGAAGCATTTGCAAACGGACTAACAAGTCCTTTTACATCTTCAAGCTATCTTGCTTATGCAGTTTATGATTTCTTTCAGAACGGCGGTAGCGACTGTTACGTTTTGAGTGCGTCAGACGGAAAAGATACAGTTTCTACAAACACTATAAGTGGTATGACAGTGACAACTGTTGACACAGGTGCTTGGAGTGACGGAAAGGTATTCGTTGAAGTTGCTACTTCAACAGTAGGTAGTACTTTTGACGTAAAGGTTTATTTCGGTGAACAAGCTAATAGTGACTCTCTTGTTGAAACATTCACATCAGTTACAAACGATACTGTTATCGCTGCTATAAACAATAGCAGTGAGTATATCAAGGTTACATCAACAGATGAGGTAACTCTTGAAGTGACAGCAGCCACAGCTTTATCAGGTGGTAAAGATAGTGGTAATATCGCTGATTACAAGACAATTTTAAAGAATTTTGATGTAATTGATGATGTAACAATGCTGTCTATTGTTGACGCTACAAAGACAGATAGTAAGCACCTTTTGGAATACTGTACAGAAAACACAAGAATACACGCAATCTTGTGTACGGAGTCTGAAACGGCTACAAGTGATACAGTTGTTGAAGAAATTGCTTTCTTAGATAAGGGTAGAGGTAACTACTATTACCCTTGGGTAACAATTACTGACCCTATCACTTATGAAACAAAGACTGTACCAAACGTAGGTAAGGTACAAGGTACGATTATTCGTATGACTCTTGAATATGGCTATGCTAAAGTACCAGCAGGTACAAACGCAACACTTACAGGAGCAATCGGACTTTCAACTATTCTTGATAAGACAACCGCAGGTAAGCTAAATGACTTAAATGTTTCTTGCCTAATGGATAAGAAACAATACGGCATTTGTATTTGGGGTGGACGTTCTCTATTTGAGAATGGCAGATATATTTCAAGTATTTTGCTTGAAACACTTATCACTCGTGACCTTGAAGATTTGCTACAACAGTACATCTTTGAGCCAAATAACCCAACTACTTGGAGTAGCGTAAGACGTAGCATTTCATCTTACCTAAAGAGTCTATGGGAAGCAAACAGTTTTGAAGGCTCAACAGAGGCAGAAGCCTTTTCAGTAATTTGTGACGCTACAACCAATACGGCTAATAGCATTGCAAAGAAAGAATTAAATGCAACTGTTAAATACAGAGAGAAAGATTGTGCAGAATTTATTATAATCAACCTTTCTCGTTCAATGCAGTAGAAAGGAGATTTGAACTTATGAACATCACAGCTCTTTTAAAAGCACTTCCAAAGTCAGAAGCATATGTGCATAGCACGGCAACTGACCCACTACAACAGTTTATGTTCAGTGTTAAATTTTACAATTTTTCTAAAGACGGTAAAATTTCATCTTCAAAGGCTGAAAACACTAAAATCGGTTTCCAAAAGGTTTCAGGACTTTCAGCTGACTTAAACGGCGTAGAATATCACGAAGGTTGTACAAACTACCCTGTAAAACTTGCAGGTAAGGCTTCATTCGGTGAGGTAACAATGGAAAAGGGTGTTGTTCCTTCAACAAGCTCAAGTTTGAGTACAACAAAGAATGTTCTTGACTTGCTTGCAGAAACTTGTAGCGACTCAACATCACGAATGGACGTTGACGTTAATGTACTTGGTCGTGACGGTAAGGTTCGTATCAAATATATTTTGAATAATGCCTTTATGTCAAAATGGGAAGCACCTGACCTTGACGCTTCCAGTGATGACGTGGCAATAGAAAAAATTACATTGCAATATGATTATCTTACATATGAAATTCCTAAAGATGAAACTGGTTCATTTGAGAACTGGAGTCCTTCAGGATTGATTAAGTCTGAATAAACAACATTAATAACCAACAAAACTCTGCTTTAGGTATTGCCTTTTGCAGAGTTTTGTTGTATAATGAATTTGTAATAAAATTAAGGAGGTATGTAGTAATGGCTACATTAAAGAAAAAAGACGTAATGAACGCAAATGAAGTAATTGCACAGGTGGCAGAAGAACGTAACGCTGCCCCAAAAATGAGTGACTTGCAGGACGAATATGATTTGATTGCAGGTTACACTGACGAAAAAGGTAAGCTACACAAGACTTTCTCAATCCGTCCTCTTAATGGTGAAGATGAAGAAGTTATTAGCAGACACAAAAACAGCCCTATGGTAAAGCTATATAATCTACTTTTGAGTAGATGTTTGCTTACACTTGGGGATATTGATTTTCAGAGTTTGTCAAAGAGCAACAGAGAAGAAATTCTTAACTCTATGTACACAGCTGATATTGATGTAATCATTCTTCGACTAAGAGAAGTATCAGTTGGTGAAGAATTGGAACTAAGACATAAATGCCCTAAGTGTGGACAGAGCATTACAACAAGATTGTCGGTTGATGAAGTAAAGGTTGTACCTTGGGACGGCGAAAGGGGTATTCCTTTTGAGTTGCCTGTTGGTATCAGAGATGAACAAGGTAATGTACATAAGACAGGTATAATTCGTTATTCAACTAACGGTGACAGAAACAGATTTGCTCCAATCGCTCAAAGAGATTTTGCTAAGGGCAAGACAATTATGATATTGAATTTGACTGAATTTGATGACGATTTTGAGTTGACAGAGCAAATTGTTCGTAAGATGACAATGAGAGATAGAGAATACCTAATCAAGTTGTCGGCTGAAAATCAATTCGGTTTGGATTTAAAAATTCCAGTAGAGTGCCCTGAATGTGGCAACGAATTTGAAGGCGGTTTGAACATAACAAATTTTATTTAAACCACCCTACCTACTGGTTGGAATTAATTATTGGTTACATAAGCATTGATGAAGTGTGGGTAGAAGCCCACGTCATTGCTTATGTATACCATTGGGATAGAAATACTATTCTGAAACTTTCAAGAGGTGAACGCAGAATGTGGTATGATTTAATAATGAAGCAGAAGAAGGCAGAAAATAGAAGCAGTAGTTAATCTTTAAAATACCTCTCAAAATAATAGGAGAGGAGAACGCTTAATATGGCGGCGAGTGAATATGGTTTAAGCATTGTCTTGGACTTTCAGGACAACGCAACGGCTGGTATGCAATCAGCTTCAAGTGCATTTAGTAGTTTGTCAGGAAGTGCTGATAAACTCTCTATGGGTATAGGTGGTACTGCAAGCAGCCTACTTGATATGAATACATCTGTTGTTGGTATGAGCGTTCTTGGCTCTCAATTTCAGAATATGGGTCAAAGTGTATTGGGAGTAATGAAAAATATAGGGTCTAAAGTAGTTGATACTTCATCCTCTTTTGAGAACTTCCAATTAACCTTGAAAGCATTATATGGGGACGCTGACAAAGCAAGCAAAATAACAGATGATTTGTTTGCCTATGCTAACAAGTCACCTTTTGAGGTAGAAGATTTGCAGGGTATGGTTGTTACTCTAAAGTCACAGGGACTTGAAGCCTTCGACCAAATGATTGGTAAGACAACAGGACTTAGACAAGAAACAATGGCTTGGATAGGTGACTTACAGGCATTTAGACCTAATACAACTGCACTAAAATGGAAACAGGCTATCCAAAACTTTTTGAGTGGTGATGATAATGTTTCGGCAAAAATGCTTAGAAATATTCTTGACGTTGGTGATTTGTCTAATTATTTAGGTCACGATTTGCATAAGACTGTTGAGGGGCGTATGCAAGACCTTATTGAAATAGTAGAAAAGACAGGTATGGCAGGTATGCAAGATACTTTGTCAAATACTTGGTCTATTGTACTTTCAAATATGTCTGACGCTTGGACTACTTTTACATATAGGATAGGATTTGGAAACAAAGAGAACAATATGTATCGGTCAGCTACAAATGCAGTGAGAAATCTTCTTGAAGTAGAAAAATCCGTGTTTAGTGATAAGACTATCATAAACTCAACATCAGAAGCTCTGTATGGGTTAGTACACCCAGTAGAAAAGTTTACAGGAGCAATAAAAAATATAGCACCAGCTATGACTACTTGGCTAAAAAATAACCCACAGGTAATTAAGTTTGGTACAAACCTTACTGTTGTAGGTGGTGCAGCCTTAGTAGCAATGGGTAGTGTACTACGTTTGAGTGGTGCTGTTATCAACTATATGCTAAACGTACAAAGACTTGGTGGTTTTGTAGGTATATTTAGTATGCTTGGTAATTCAATACAGGCTCTTACGTTTAGAAGTATTGGTTGGGCCTCTGCATTAGGTTTACTTGCAGTCGTTCTTACAAGAAATTATGGCAATATCAGTGGACTTTTCGGAACATTAAGTAAGCAAGCTAAAAGTTTATTTGGTGAAATTTCAAATAATCTATCACAAGGTAAGACCTTAACACAATCTTTAATTGATGTAGGACTACAACCTTTAGTTGACGGTTTGAACACCATAAAGACTACATTAAAGTCTATTGGTTCAGGTGTATATAATGGTATAGCCGAAGCACTTGGTGTTTTTGGCATACATTCAGAGGAGATTAAAGAAACAGACTTTAATCTAAAGACTATGCTTAACCATTTAGGTGAAGCAGTGTCTAATAAATTTGGTAAGGACTTTCAAGACAAATGGGGCGGTACTATTGATACCTTTGGTAGAATGGCAGGTGCTTTCATTGTTGCATATGGTGGTAGCACCTTACTCGCAGGTGGTTTAAAACTACTTGGTGGTGCTGGTGCAAGTTTACTTACCAATTTCAAAGTAATAGCTACGACACTTATGTCACCTACTGGACTTATGGGTTTAGGTTTGGGTGCAATAGTGGCAGGCTATAAGAGTGACTTTTTGGGTTTAAAAGATGTAGTATCACCTATGGTGGATAATATCAGGTCACAAATGAAAACTCTTAAAGAGTCATTCGGAGCTAAAAATTCAGAGGGAAAGAATAACATTATTGATGTTATATCTAAGAAAATTCAGGAGTTTAACAAAAAATCTAAGGATAAATCTTTCCAACAACCGATTACTCAATTTATGTCTGACGGCACTTCAATGGTAAGTGATGTTATGTCCCACGGCATATCTATGGGTGAAGCACTCGGTCAGGGTATATCAGCAGGGTTACTCTTATTTGGAGGCCCTATTCAAAAAGCTATTGGAGCAATAATGTTCGGCTACTCATTCAATATAGGAAATTTACAAGAAGGTGTGCAGAAGTTTGTACCACAGTTAATTAATGCTAAAGATTTACTTTTGGAAATGTCAACAGGCTATGGACAAAAATCAGTAAAACTTGCAGATGATTTTGGTTTAACATCTTTTGCAGAGGGAATTGTCAACGCTAAGAAGAATATTGAGAGTATGTGGTCGTCTTTTACACAAGGTTTTCTATCAGCAAACCCTGTTGTAGCTGACACAATGCGTAAACTTTTCGGAGAAGATTTAGATTTAAGCGTGAACGGTATTTTAAATAAATTTGGGGAATTATCTGAAAAGGCAACAAATTGGCTAAGTAATACAACTATTTTTGGTAAGAGCCTTATGGAAGTGCTTGGTGATATTACCTCTAAGGCAACTTTAGCTGTACCACTCATTGCAGGTTTGGGTATGGCAAGTAAATTGATAGGCTTTGATGTAAGCCCTATAACAGGCGGTTTAAACTTGATTAAGAGTGGCTTTAGTCTTGTATTGGACGGAGCAAAAACAACCGCAGTAGGCATAAAAAACGCCTTTGTGGGAGCGAGAAATTTTGCAGTAAGTTTCTTTACTTTTGCAAGGGATACTATAAAGGACTTTTGGGCTAATGCAAGTGGTAGAGGTGGAGGTGGCAATCTCTTTGGTAATCTTCTTTCTGCCGCTCGGAATGGCTTGAGGGAAATAAGGTCAGCTCTTAATGATACTCTTGATTTTATAGAAATGGGTCTTAATTATGGCGAGAGTGCAGCACAAGTTATAGGTGAAACTTGGAATGACGCTTTTAGAAACATAGGGGAAGGTATGACTGCAAGTGCAGGTTCTATATTAGCAGTCACAGCACAAATAGCCACAGCAGTACAGGTGTTTGAATGGCAATCACTCTATAATGGAGTAATGACAGGTTTAAAAATGTTTGGCTCTGCCGTTTTAGGTGCTTCTAAAATGGTTATAGGTTTACACGGTGTAGCTTTAGGTTTAGCTGCTGTAACTATGGGAGCACTTGCTTTTGGTACTATTTCTACATCGGAGTGGCAAAATTTGAATGTCAAATTAGGTGAACAACAAACACTCTTAGGTAAAATAAAAGTGGGTTATGAGTGGTTTACAGATAACTTATCAGGTGTTACCACAAAGGTAAGGAACTTCGTAGACGGATTGGACGTACAATCACTTGTATCTAAATTTATGGGGTTACTTAGTGGTGTTGGTGACGCTTTTGTCGCAGTTATTGGTGGTGAAAACGGCACAAATGGTATTGCAGACGTGGCAGGAAGTTTAATTGATAAACTTGTTGATAGCCTTGCGAATGGTTCATCTAATATAGGAAGTGCTGTACAGAGAATATTTAATTCGGTTACATCTGCAATCCAAACTTATGCTCCTACAATCGGGCAAAATCTTGCAACAATAATGACAAATGTTATAGATTTTGTAGGTGAAAATTCAAACACATTTTTTGAAACTGCTTTTACCATTATTAACTCGTTTGTAGACGGATTGCTTGCAAATTCTGATAGGATTGCAGCAGGTGTTAGTCAGTTTGTAAGTGGGCTTGCTAATTCCATTACAAAATATGCACCTGATATAATTGGTGGAGTCAAAAACCTTATAAGTAATGTATTTAGTGCTTTAAACACAGGTGACTTAAACACTGCCATAGGAACATTGTTATTTAGCTTAATTGATAATTTAAAATCTCTTGCAAGTACATTACTACCACAATTAAAAGCTATATTTCAATATGCTATACTTGCAATAAAAAATGAGGTAATTAACGGATTGGCAGATATAGTTGGAGCAGTATTCGCTGTATCATCAGCTCTATTGTTAATCCCTGGTGTGAGGGAAGCTGTTGCCCCTGTTACTGGTGCTTTAATGGTTGCTGGTTTAGCTTTACGTGCTTGGGGTGCAAAAACAGAGTATGATGTTGCAAAAGCTAAAAATACCTTAACAGGTGGTCTTGCAGATATGAATGGGGCTTTAGCCGAAAATAGTGCTGCACTTGACGCTAATAAGCAGAAACGTCTTGAATGGGCAACGGCAGAGCAAGCTGAAAACTTTAAAAATGTTACACAAGGGCAGTTAAAGTCAGCGTTAGAGAATAACAATAATCTTGTAACAAATCACGGTTATGACGGATATATTCAAGATATAAATTCTTTAGAGCAAGCTCAAAATAGCCACACACTTGTATACAGGGTACAATGGAACAACGATACACAATCCTATGAAACTGTTTTACAACAATTAAAAACAGTTACAGAAGAAGGTGGTAAGCAACATACTGTTAATGTTGACTATGTAGTCAATGGACATACTGTTGAAAATGCAATGAACCAGCTTGAGCAATGGGGTAGTGAGTACCACCTTGTTACATATGAGGTAGATGACAATGGTAGTGCTACACAGGCTTTAACTGACACTAAACTGACAGTAGATGAAGCTAAACAGTATTGCTCGGATAATGGAATAAATATTGAAGTAGATGTTGTTAAAAAGGACAATAAAGGTGTTCACGAAATCGTTGAAGAAGAACAAAAAGCAGCCGATAGCAGTAAAGTGACTGTTACACCTTCATATAATACAACTAATACAACAGACTCACAAAGAGTTGACGCAATGACAGAGCAATATTCTGGTTTAGGTAAAGCTATTGAAGCAGCAAGGACATCTATGGAAGGCTTAGATACTAAGTTTTATAACAATGCTGTTTTCAGTCAGTTAAAACCTGTAAATGAGGAAACAGTCAACTCGTGGAATACATATGCTGCCGCCCTAAATACAGTTAATGCAGCGACCTTAGATGTAGATAAGTTAAAATCTTTTACTGAAGCAATAAATAGTTTACCTGATGTTTCTACAAAAACTATATCTGTAACAGCTAATATATATAATCTAAATGATAGAGTAGTTAATAATCTCTCTAAATTTACTGGTGCAATAAGTATGATTAGCTGGGACTCTAAAACAATAACACTAAATGCTTCAGGCAATATTCTATCAGACTCTGAAACAATGGCCTCGAATATGGAAGCATTTAATAAAGCCTATAAAGCATTACCTACGGAGTCATTGTCTATTGGTGTAAATTTTGATTTTCAAACAAGTTTAACATCTTTAGATGAAAGTTTGGCTTCCTTTGCTGGAACAACAGCAAATGTAACGGTAGGTGTGAATGGTGTTGACGAGAGTACAAAATCAGTAGACGGTTTGAAAGACTCTATTACTAACGTAAAAAGTAAGACAGTGCTTGTATTAGCTCTTGTTTCGGGTAAGACTAATGTTGATAAACTTGCAGAGTCTATTGGAGCATTACAAGATAAAACAGTAAAAATCACAGCTAATTATACAACAAGTGGCTCAGTTCCAAATGAACAAGCCTCTAAGAAATCAGTGAGTACAATAGCAGAAAAGGCAAAGGGTTTGTTTAAGGGTTTATCCAATATTGGTGGTCACGCAACAGGTACTGATTATTTTGGTGGTGGTTTAACTTGGATAAATGAGGAAGGTGGAGAAATTGTTGACCTACCTCGCGGCACAAGGATAATACCTCACGACCAAAGTGTTGAAGAAAGTTTTAACACAGGATATAAACTTGCAAGCAATAAATTATCAAGTAGTATTGAAACTCTTGCACAGAGTACCTCATCAAATGTATCACATACATCTACACCTACTAAGACTGAACATAATGATTATAGTGTTAATTTTGGAGCAGGTAGCATTGTTGTAAGAGTTGATAATGCAAAGGGTGAAACCGATTATGAAAAAGCGGCGAGAACTTTGATGAAGTACATTGAAAAAGAGCAAAGAAGAAACGGTATGGCAAGGAGGGCTTAACAATGCCTATTTATTCAAAAGACAGGGTTGGTGTTTATACTAACCCTGTAAACACTGTTAATACAGGAGTCAGAAGTCTTTGGGATAGGGCTATTGGTACAGACTCGGCGGCAGTAATCGCAAGCACTGTAAATAAAGGTGACGATTACTGGGGCAATACCTTAAAAGAAGCTCTTGACTCTGTAAAATCTGAACAAGAAATGACGCAAAGAGTTTTAGCGTTAAGTAAGGCTAAGACTAAAGGTTACATAAAGAATTTGGATACAGGGGAAATAATGCGTTTTCAATTTAACCCTGAAACTCTTGAATATGATAGGGGAGTTGAGTATGTGGATAATGTAGCCCCCGCTATGGCTTATCCGCATACACAGTTTGTTGCAGGTAAGGCAAGAGAGTTTGACGTAGAGCTTTATTTAGTTGATAGGCTTATAGAGCCTTGTGGTATAATAAAAGACTATATGAAGTTTATTGGAGCTTTTTTGACACCAGAGGAAAATGTGGCTGATTGGAAACGACCGCCTGAAATGATATTTTTCTATGGCTATTTCGTAAGAAAATGTGTTCTTACGAATTTTAATATTAAAATTGACTCTATGGACGAAAGTGGTACACCAACAGTGGCACATTTCAAATTAACTCTAAGACAGGTAGGTGTTTTATAATGGCTATATATAAAGGTTCAAGATATACTTCTACACCTACCTATTATCCTGACGGAAGTGACAAGAAAATCTTTGATATAACTCAGAGATTTCAGTTTAATACAACAGGGGCAACATATCACACTTGGACTTCGGGTGATACCCTTGACTTTTTGGCTTATAAAATATATAATAATTCTGAATTGTGGTGGGCGATATTGGACGCTAACCCACAGTATCAGTCTGAACTTGATATAAAAGTAGGTGATATTGTAACAATACCTACTTTTACGGAAGTGGTGAGTAAACTATGAATGATGTAATGGATATTTCCACTACATATTGGGACTTGAGTTTTAATGGTGAGAGTATTCCTTTTGACCGTAAGCAAATGATTTTATCTATTGAGCTTACTGAAACGGTAAAAGGTGCAGACAGTGTCACCATTAAAATTGATGACCCAAATATGGAGTTTATACAAGATGATATTTACCTAAAAGATGTTCCTATGTCACTTGATATTATGTTTCAAGGAAGTGCAGAAAAGCATTGTTTTTATGGGTATATATCAGAGATAAATCCAGTGTTTCCTGATGATGGAAACCCTTACATAGAGTTATATTGTTTGGATAAAACTCACCTTATGCAGAGAGTTAAGAATACTCAAACGTGGAATAAGGTGAGGAGCATTGATGTTATCAAAGAAAAGTGTAATGGCTACGGTTGGAAGTTAGTCTATCCCGAAGATTATGAGTATATTCAACAGGACAGTATAACACAAAGTGGACAGACAGATATAGAGTTTATGGAAGGTTTGGCAAATGACGAAAGAGAATTGTTTGTAGCTAAATTAATAGGTGACACATTCTTTTATGTCCGTTTAGGACTTCTTGCAGAGCCGTCAAGTAATCTTTATTACAGAGTGGACGCTTTGAAAAATAATGTATTGAAGTTTTCGCCGTCCATAGATAAGGAAACGAGAAAAATTGATACAAGATATGCTGATATAAACCCCTCTACACAAGATACTGATAGCTTTTTCGCTAATGAGAAAACAGTAGCTTTGCAAACACAGGGTTATCCAGTACAAGTATCGAGTGTTGGCTATGGTAGTGTACCATATGATGACACAGAAGCACAAAAGAATAAGAAGGATAATACTGATACAGATAAAACAGAGAGAACATACAGAGAGCAAGAGTATAACACCTTGCGTGGCGATTGTGATGTTCTCCCTACACCTGAATTACTTGCTTTAACCTATATGCAGACCATAAATTTTAGTGGGTTAGGTAAATATTTAAGTGGTTTATACTATGTTGAGGGGATAAAACTAACCATTGATAGTAGCAATGGCTTGTCTGAAACACTCACACTTATAAAAACAGGTTTTGGTAAGACAATGAAACCTGCCGAATTAAGTGATGAAGTATCATCTAATTCTTCAACAGATTATTCTAAAGGTGATACAATACGTTTCATTTCAGATACAGCTACTTACGCTCACGCTTCGGAAGGTGTGAAAGTACCTAACTGGGTAAGAGCTGAAACGTGGAAAGTAGGAAGTGTAGACACTGACGGTAAGTGTTTATTACTTACAGATATTGAGTCGTGGGTACATATGAACGAAGTAGAGAAGGTGTAATATGAATTTTAACGGAAAATACAGAGCATATGTTGTTGATGTAAATGACCCTGAAAATAGGGGGAGAATAAAGGTAAGTGTACCAGCAGTAACAATGGAGTACCATACTACTTGGTGCGAGCCTTGTTTCCCTTATGGTGAGTTTAGCACACCAAACGTGGGAGAGTGTGTTTGGGTAGAATTTCAACAGGGGGATTTAGGTAAGCCTGTTTGGGTAGGTACTTGGTACTCACAGGGAAATGCACCTTGTTCAAAAGGAACAAAGGCAATAACCTATGGGGGAGCAAGTATACTTCTGACAGGCGGTAAGGTGCTTATAAACGGTGTAGATGTGCTAAACCAACTAAGTATCTTAGAAAAGAAAATAGACGCTTTAAAGGGCTAATAAGGGGAGTGTAAGCACTATGCAATATAAATTTATGATTATGATATTTTTCCTTATAGGTGCATTAAGCCCTTGTGTAATAAAACTTTATGAGCTAATACACATTTATAAAGGATAGGTGATATTACTATGAGCAGTTTAGTGGGTTTGAAATTCCCTTTTTGCGTTAATACAAAAGGGGGAGTAAGTTTAAACACCTTGACTAAGAATGACACGTCCCTTTATGACGGAAAGATTGAGCAACTACTCAATACCAATCAAGGTGAAAGGACAATGGAATGTGACGTTTTTGCTGAATTAGATACTTTTGTATTCTCGTCAAATGACGCAAGTACGAGGACACTTTTGGAATATGAAATAAAGCAAGCCATAGCTAAGCATATTCCTGATATAGTTGTAACATCAGTAGACGTGCGGAGTGTAAAAAGAGCAATAGTGGCTACAATAACCTATACGGTTAAGGCTTTTAATACAACAACGACAACACAAGTGAAAGTAGGTGACGCAAGTTGAGTAGGATAGATTATACAACAGGTGATTATAAGGGTTTTAAACTATTGATGATAGACGCTTTACAGGAGAGATTGCCTGATTATACAGATACGTCCGAAACGGACGCAGGTATGGTTATACTTGAAACAGTGGCTAAAGCATTGGACGTACTTAGCTATTACCAAAATGCACAGGCAAATGAGTGCTTTTTGACAACAGCACAGTTAAGACCAAATTTACTTAAATGGTGCAAAATGTTGGGTTATACACCTAAACCGAGTACACCAGCTAAATTTAAGCAGTATTTTGTCTTTGACGCTAATCAAGGAGTTGTGACACTACCCGAAGGCTTCATTGTACGAACAAGTGAGCCTATTATAAGTAACGCAGTTTATTTTACAACACTTGAAGAACTGAAAGTAGACACAACAAGTCCACTTGATACTACACAAAAGGGTTATGTGAAAACTATCTCCGACACGTCAAGTGAGCAGTATATATTTGAAGTAGATGTAGCACAAGGCAACTTAATATCAGGCGAAGAAGTAGGTGTAGGTGACGGCATAACTATGGGATTGAGATACACTTTAAGAAACAATCCTGTTTCATTACCTGATTATGATGAAAATGGCTTTGCTTTGCTACCAAGAGTTAATGAACTGACAAATGTGATAGAATATCCTGACAATTATGATAAAGCTCGTCACTTTTCTTTGACCGTAGGCGGTGAAGAATGGGTGATGAAAAGTAGTTTTATTGACTCTATGAGTAAGGATAAGCATTACACTGTTGAAGTAAATCAAGACAACACAGTGACTATTATCTTTGGTGACGGAGTTAATGGTGCAATACCTAAGGGGGAGATTGTGGCAAACTACCGTAATGGTGGTGGCACAGTCGGAAATGTAGGTGCAGAAACTATAACAGTGATAAACACTTCTACTAAAGGCTTGAGCCAAACATACAATATAGATACGGCTTACTCTTTAGGTGTAGATAAAGAGTCAAACAGCTCAATAGTTTTAAATGCCCCAAACGCTTATAGAACAAAATGGGGTTGTCTGTCGGCAGAAGATTACGCAGATAAAGCTATGGAATTGTTTAACCAAATAATGATGTCATCATCATTCCCTATCAGCGAGAATACAGATATAGACTTGTCTACTTTGGAAGTCTTGCAGGGAATAACAGATGAAACTGAAAAGAAGAATAAATTACTTGATACTGTTCAAGTATGTGTTCTTTTGAAAAATTCAAAGATAAGAGATGACTTAGGTAATATCTTAAAGTTGGCAGATTATCCTAAACTTGAAAATTCAGATATTGTCGCTGAATTAAAAGAGATGTATGAAGCAAGGGGCTTGATAGGCACTTTTGTTGAGATAACACCTTTCACTTCAAAAGATGTAGCCTTTAATTGTACTCTTTTGCCTTTAGCTGGATATGACTTTGATACAGTTAAGGGGCAGGTTATTGATAAGCTAAAAGATTATTTTCTTTTAGGTGAAATACAAGCAGGTCAAACTGTTGCAATAAATGATGTTGAAGCTGATGTATTTGCTGCCATTACAGGCATAAGAGCGTTCAGAATAAACTCATTTTCTGTAAAAGGTGTAAATGATACCTCTCTTGATATTACATCAAATAAGTGGGAAATTATCGAATTTGACGCAGAAAATACTGTAATTACTGATAACAGGGGGTAAGGGTTATGGCTGAAATAAGTGCAGAGCAGTTATCTGATTTTGCTTATCAGAGATTACCTGATATATACAAAGTAAGGGATTTTGAAATTGATGAAGAAAGACCACCATTATTGAACTTTCTAAAGGCAATGTTTTTAGGGAGTGGTGGTATAACTAAGGCAAAAAAGTACCAAAAGGGAGCAGGGGAGCAGATTTTAGATGTAGCAAACAAGTTTACATCCATAATTGACCCTGAAAATTGTCCCGACAATGTGTTTCCTTATTTATTGAAAAGTTTTGGGTATGATTATGATGAACTCATTGAAACACAGACATTTAAAGGTAGCAATATCTATTATCAAAGAAAGCTCCTTATGAACATAGGTGAGCTTTACAAAAGACGTGGAACAATGTCAGCAGTAAAGTTTATGGCACGAACCCTAACAGGTTTAGACGTAGAAGATTTTGAGTATAAACGTGGTGAAATTGAAGATAAGCCTAATGTATATGCAAGGCATTTAATTGTGTATCTAAAGGCGAATACTATTGAGCAGATATTAAATCAACCTCATAGTACAAAGGTAATAGAGGAGTTTTTACACATCATTCTACCTTTTTATATAAATATTGAAGTGAAATACAAAACAGACGGAATTATATTTGAAATGGATAATGATGTTAAGCCACATATTGGTGCAGCAGGAACATATACCTATGAAACAGATATACCGTCCACACCAAATGAAAGGAGCGAAAGCTAAATGTCAACGTGGGGTAAAGTGATTTTAACCAAACAAGGTGAAGCATTGCTAAACCAATGTCTGGGAATGAGCGGTCATTATAATTTAAACCAAAGTAATGACCCTGACAGCGATACAAAAGGTATTGTCATAACAAGAGTATCAACAGGTAGATACAGATACACAAATACTTCTGTTGAGTATCTTAAAGAACGTACTGACCTTGCTACATCAGACGGAGCAACAGGCGGTACATCAGGTTTTGTTGAGAATTTGAACATTACAGGTTTAAAGCCTATTATTTCAAGTAATTCAGACCAGTACGGTCAGGCTCTTATACAAGTACAACTCGATAACCAAAGAGAAGATAGAGATATAAAAGAAGAATATCCTTTAGGTCAGTTAGGTGTGTTTGCAAGACTTGAGGGTAGTACAGAAGAAATATTGTTTACTATTGTTCAGTATGCAGGTGATACACTGCCAGTGATACCAGCACCTGTAACGCCAACCTTACTTAATTTTGGCTTTTATATTGCAATAGCAACAACCGAAACTATTTCAATAGAAATGGAATTTACAGGTATTGTGACAGCTAAACAGTTTGATGATTATAAACTTGTTACAGATGAAACCCTAAATACTCTTAATGAACACACCAAAAATACAGAAAATCCACATAAGGTGACTGCACAGCAAGTTGGGTTAGGAAATGTACCAAATGTGACAACAGATAATCAAACCCCTACATTTACTCAAAGTTCTACTTTAAGTGAAATAAATAGCGGTGAGAAATTGTCAACTCTATTTGGCAAGATAAAAAAGGCGATAGTTGATTTAATCAGTCATTTAGCAAATACAAACAACCCACATAGTGTGACAAAAAGTCAAGTAGGTTTAGGTAATGTTGATGATACTTCTGACGCAGATAAGCCTATCTCAACCGCCACCAGAAAAGCTTTAGACGGTAAAGCCCCAAAAACTCACGCAAGCTCATCTGAGGATTATGGTATAGGAGATAGAGAAGTGTATGGGCACCTCAAATTGTTTAACGGTATAAATAGCACTGCTGATACACGGTCAGGCTTTGCTGCTACACCTAACGCAGTAAAAACCGCTTATGAAAAAGCGGTTGAAGGTGTAAATGCTGCTGAAAAAGCACAAGAAACGGCAGACAGTAAATTAGACAAGGGTTTTATATCTAATGGCTATACAGGTATTGATGAAGTAACTGCAAGATTAAACGGCATTGAGGAAGGTGCAGAAGTAAATAAAGTGACTTCTGTACAAGGTAGAACAGGTGATGTGACAGTCACTAAAGCAGACATAGATTTAGGGAATGTACCTAACGTAACCACAAATAACCAAACACCTACTTTTACGGCCGCTTCAAGTCGTACAAACATAAATAGTGGTGAAACACTTGCCACAATTTTCGGAAAGATTAAAAAGTGGTTTTCCGACTTAAAAACGATAGCATTTACAGGTTCATATACTGACCTATTAAACAAGCCAACGTCAATGCAAAATCCTAATTCATTGACATTAACAATGAACGGTTCATCATCAAGTTATGACGGTTCGGCAACAGCAAGCAAGTCGTGGTATGCACCAACGAGTGTGGGAACGGCAGGATATAATTTGATTAGTAATGGTAGTGGTGCTCCTGTATGGCAACAACCACCTTATGCAGAATGTACCACTCAGGGTAATGTGGCGGCGAAAACTGTTTCTATATCAAACTTTAGATTGGTTATAGGTGCAAGAATTGTTGTTAAATTTAATTCGTCACATACCTCTAAAGAAGGAGCAACTCTAAACGTAAGCAATACCGGAGCTAAACCTATTATAAAATTCGGTGCTCGTGCATTTTTTGATAACGATGTCACAAGTTACATACCAATAACCTCATCAAAATCTTGGAGTGCTTTTGAGAGTTTAGAGCTTGTATATGACGGTACGCATTGGGTTATTGTCGGGTCATCAGGTTATACATCAGGTGGTAGAAATTCTTCTGTTATCACTATAGGTTCGACAACTGATGAGGTGGAAGGAAGATATGTGGACTATATGTGTAATCGATATGAAGATGCTGGGATTGTCATACAAAAAGCTATTGATTTGCTACCCGATAGTGGTGGCAAAATTATTCTTTTAGAGGGCACATATTATTTGTCAACTCAACTCACACATAGTAAAAATATTATAATTGAGGGACAAGGCAAAGGGATTACGAAAATCAATACAAGTAATAAGGTTCTTATATCTAAAACATCTGAAACAAGCGCAACCGCAGTGTTTAAGAATATGAATATTAATTTTGCTTGTAGAACTAATTGGTCCCCTGATGTTGGTGTTTTTTGCGACTATACCTCGTTGGAGTTTGATAATTGTTCAATTACATATGCAAACACACTACATAATACAGATTCACTATTTAAAAATTGTAATGTAAAGTTGAGCAACAGTAAAATAACAGTAACATTGCCTGCAAAGAGCTATGATAGTAGTCACGTTTGTTGGTGGGTATTTAGGGATTGTACTGTAGAACTTACCAACACGAGAGTTTTATTTCCGAGTGACAGTAACAATACTCTTAGCAACGGTGTTTTCTATGTATGTAAGGGCACTATGTTCGGCGGATTTATACAGCATATAGGAACAGCAGTGAGCGGTATCAATAGTTATGTTGAGTCATTGTCAGTAATTTCATTTGTAGGCACACAAATTGAATGTAGAAAATTTAGCCAAGTAGAGGAGTCAACAGGTGATTTTAATACACTTAGTAATTGTCGTATTAAAATATTACAAGCGTCAGGATATTTTAATGCTTCGCATATAAGTCATTGTGATTTTTACATTGCAGGAGCAATAATTTTCTGTGCGTACTGTATGGCGTCAAACTGTAAATTATGGTTTTCAGCAACGAGTTTGGCTACATTACGAAATTATTGCTACTTTGAGGCGTGTTATGTAAATCAATCGACTTGGATAAGTTCACAGGGAACAGGTGTATTGACAACTGATACAAAAACAGGAATAGGCTTAACAGCACCGTCTTTTAGAAGTGTAAGTTAATTGGGAGGAGCAACTATGAATATAAGTGAATTTTTTAGAATTACACCCGACAATATTGTACAGTGTGTAAATTATATCGTGACTTTAAAGACTTTGAAGTCAGTGAAATACTTAGATGAAGGTTTTGATAATCCAGATAACTTTGACCTAACACTTGAGTATTTCTTGGACGAGGAAGAAGTAAACGGTTTTAAAACAAATTATGTTGACAAGCATAAATTGTTAAGTGTTCAGAATGTAGAAGAATTGGACAACCCATATAAATGGGCAGAGGGGATAGTGTTACGCACAGATGACCCATATACTGAATTAGCCGAAATAGTCAAGTATGGCAGTAAAGAAGCATACGAAGCGTCTTTGCCCGAATACACAGATGAGTTTATGCTTGACATAGATGTAAGGGTAGCAATGTTGGAAATGGGGATAACGGAATAGGAGGTGCTAAATATGGAACACGGACGTTCATATGGATTGTGCAAGAAAATTGTAGCCGTTGGAAAAATGAGTAAAGAAAAAATGCTTGAAAAATTTGATGTACTTGTTTTGTCAGGCGGTTTAACAGATGATGACTACAAAGAGTTAGTTGCACAAATTAATAATTTATCTGAATAGCTTACTAAGAAAATAAAGTCGAACGAATTAGAGAACTTGATTTAAAGTATTTATGCTAAACTACTTTACAATTAGGTTCTCTAATGTTATAATTTAGGTGAATAAGCAAAGAAAGGAGTGTATCTTTATGCCTTTATCAACAATAGCTGTTATCATCAGTATAGCAGGCACATTATTTTCAATACTTTTTGGAATATCTACGGTAAGACGTAACTCACGTCAAGACAATAGAGAAGAAGGTATTATTCTCAATGAAATCGGCTATATAAAATCAGGTATTGATGATATAAAGAAAAAGCAGTCCGACTATGATGTTTTTCAGCGTGAACTTACTGAAAAATTTGGTAGAATGGACGAAAGCGTAAAGTCAGCACATCACCGTATTGACGGACTAAGTGAAGAAGTTAAAGAACTTCATCAGGCACTCCATTTATGCGGTAATTAAGCACTCCCATTAAGCAGAATATATCTTGGAATGAGGTGGTAGTAATGACAGGGCAGGGACTAAAAGAATTTGTTGAAACAAAAATTGGCACTCCGTATGTAAAGCATATGAAGGGTGCAATGTTAAAGCCTGAAATAGCTAAAAGTCTTTTAGATATATTTCCAAAAGATTACGATAGTGATTTATCAGAGTTTACAAACAAAGTTTGCGTAGATAATGACGGTTTAGTACAATGGTATACTAATAAGCCGTTAAGCGCTGAAATGCTTTATTACAGTGCAGGTAGTGTTCTTCCTATGGGCAAGCTAAAGGACGCACCCATAGGTGCATTATTGTATAAATTTGGGGAAGTGGGCGTGTACATAGGAAACGATACTTGCATTTACGCTGATGAAAAAAATGGTGTGATAAAGGTGTCTGTTGAGGATACTGATTTTACTCATATATTGATTATGAAAGATTTTGAGTATTGAGGAGTGATTTTATGAGAGTAGGAATAAACTGTGGACATACAGTATCAGGTACTATTGGCTGTGGCGTTGTTGGTTTTCTTGACGAAAGTGTTGAAACAAGAGAAGTAGGATATGCCCTTGAAAAGATTTTTAGAGAGAATGGACATATAGTTGTAGATTGTACAGATGATTATTCTGACTCAGTTTCTGAAAATCTACGAAAGATATGTGCGAAAGCTAATGCACAAACTCTTGATTTGTTTATCTCAATTCACTTTAATTCAGGTGGTGGAACAGGTGTTGAAGTGTGGACATATAAAGGGGAAGTTTTTGACGCAGCGGAAGATACAGCACAAGCAATAGCCGACCTCGGTTATAAAAATAGAGGAATAAAAGACGGCTCACATTTATATGTTGTACATAGAAGTAATGCTAAGGCAATGCTTGTAGAGTGTTGTTTTGCAGACAGTCAAGATGATGTTGAAAAGTACCAAAATTTAGGTGCTGAAACATTTGCGAGAGCAATATACAAAGGTGTTGTAGGGGAACACCCTGCAAATACAAATAAGGAGAGTGAAGAAGATATGGCAAAAATAGCAGAACTTGAAAAACAAGTAGCTACCCTTACTGGTAAGGTTGAGAGCCTTGAAAAACAAGTTGAGTGGCTTATGAACCAAAACTTTGTTTATAATTATGTTGACGGCAATATGCCTGATTGGGCTAAACCGTCTGTACAAAAACTTATGGACAAGGGTGTAATTTCAGGTGAAGGGGAAGGCTTAGGTCTAACTAATGACCTATTAAAGACTATTTGTTATCTTGACCGCTTAGGTCTAATAAAATAGTCGGTGAAAGGTGGTGAGATGTTATGAACTTAAAGGTAAGAATAAAGAACCCTGTATTTTGGGTACAGCTTATTGTTGTTATCCTTTCGGTAGTTGGAAGTGCTTTTAGTTTACAAGCGTCTGACATTACTTCTTGGAGTATGCTTGGTGAGCTTATAGTTAAGACTTTCAGCAATCCATATGTATTATGGACAATCGTGGTAGCCGTTTGGGGCGTTTTGAATGACCCAACGACAAAGGGTATCGGTGATAGTGAACAGGCTAAGACTTACACAAAGCCAAACTCATAATTTAAACAGATATTTAAAGTAAAGTCCTCATTTCTTTTGAAGTGAGGATTTTCTTTTGTTGACAAGACTTATAAGTTGTGCTACAATATTACTTACTGAAAGGGAGTGGAAGTTTGAAGTTAAAGAAAAAGGCGAAATATACAAAGGAAGCAAAGGTAACAGTATCTAATAGAGTTTTATTAAAGACTTCGGGGGAAGAACAGATTAAAATAAAAGATATGCTTACTTTCGACAATCCAGCGTATGTTAATGCAAAGAGATTTTCACGATATGCAAGTATATCAATACCACGTTATCTCACATACTATGAAGTAAATAAAGGTGGTATAAGTGTCCCAGTCGGTTTTGATTATGCACGTTTTATAAATGATGATGACGTTGTTTTAGATAACCGAATAACAAATGCCGTTACATATCCTAAATTTATGCTGACCTTACGAGATACGCAGGTTGAAGCGACTGACGCTTACCTGAAATTGAATAAGGAAAAGGGCAGTGCAAAGGGTATGATAAAAATGCCGACAGGTAAAGGCAAGTCTATTGTGGGCATTTATCTTGCACAAGCATTAAAGCAAAAAACTCTTGTAATAATGCACAAGACCGACTTGATAAGGGGTTGGAAGAAAGACATTGAATTGTGTTTTGACGGCAAAGTAAAATGTGGCATTATAGGTAACGGTAAGAAAGAAGTTGGAGAACAAATAACTCTTGCAACAGTACAAACGTTGAACAGATATTTGGAGCGGGATTTAAAGGCTCTTACAGATGAATTTGGATTTGTTATTATAGATGAATGTCACCATTGTCCGTCAAGTAGCTATGACCTCATAAACGAGTTTAAGAGTAGATATAAACTCGGTTTGACAGCTACACCTGAACGTAGTGACGGACTTGCTGCACTAATGACTTTATTTTTAGGTGACTTTTGCTTTGAGTGTAGTGCAGACGCACAAGACGGTGACATATTGCCTGTTGATGTGAATATACGAAAACCTGACGCCTATTTTAACCCTGTTTATTCGGTCAGAAAGGGGGCAAGAAATCAAAAAGTATATTCAGTGGTTAATTATAATGCTGACAGGAATTATAAGCTAAATGACAGTGAAATACGCTTTACAAGCATACCTTATAAAAGCCGACCTAAAATATCCTATATGGATATTGAAACACAAGTGCTATTTCAAAAAGATTTTGTTAAAACAGTGGTTCAAGATGTCAAGGAATGTGTCAGCAAAGGTAAGAGTTGTATTATGTTCTTTAGACAAAAAGAACATTGTGTAGCTTATTTAAACATTTTAAAACGAAATGGCATTGATGAAGATACTTTACAGATATATAATGGTGACTGCACAAAGAGTGAGCTTGAAACGGCTTTAACACGAGCCGAAAATAAAGACGCTCTTGTTACATTAACTACATATTCAAAGTCAACAGAAGGCACTAATGTAAAGGCGTGGGAAGTAGCCTTTTTAGTCGGTAGTTTAAATAATGGTAAGTCTGTTGAACAGGCAGTAGGCAGAGTAAGGCGTATTGCAGACGGTAAAGCACAAAGAGCAACTGTATACGATTATAATTTAAGTGATGTGGCTATATTGTCGGGACATATAAAGACAAGAATAAAAAGATACCAAAAACTTGGTTTTCGTTTTATGAATAATTCACAAAATCGCCAAAAGTTGTTTGGTAGGGGATATTTGTAGTTGACAAATGTGGACAAGTATGGTAAACTTGTAGTAACAACAAGTGAAAGGAATGATTTAAAATGAGTATTGTTGAAAAGGTAAGACAGTATCAAAAAATGAAAGAACAAAAGGGTTTGCTTGAAAAGAATATGAAAGCACTTGGCGAAGAAATTAAAAAGTATGCAGAAGAACACGCAGAGAGAGATACTAAAGGTAATTACTATGCTAAAGACAGTGGTTTTGTCTTTGGTAAGCAGTGCCGTAAGAGTATCAAGCTAAATCAAGAAAAAACTCTTGACTTTGTTAAGGCTAAAGGCTTTAATCAGTGTGTAACTGTTAAGGAAGAAGTAAATGAAGAAGCACTTGAAGAACTTGTAAGCACAGGTGACATCACAACGGACGAGCTTCAAGACTTAACGGAAGAAAAGGTCACATATGCTATTTATGTGGCTAATGATGAAGATATGCCCGAAGTGCAACAGGCTACTGCAAGTGTGTCTAAAAAGCCGAAATTGAGAAGAAAGGGTGCAAAGTAATGGCTATACAACAGAAATCTGTTCCGTACACTTTCCCAAACGGAATTAAGATGAAGCTATACACAATCGGCTCTCTTGCCAGTGCCCTTGGTAGGTCAAGTGCAACGGTAAGAAAGTGGGAAATAAGCGGTATTTTACCTAAAACACCTTTTAAGAGTAGTGCAGGTAGACGCTTATATACACAAGAGCAGATTGACGCTGTTGTGGCGGTTGCCGAAACAGTGAAAATAGGACAGGGAAAGGATATGCACAAGTCCGATTTTGGACGTAAGTGTGAGAAAGAGTTTAACAAGTTGAACGAAAAGTATATGACATATGCGGAGGCTAAGGAAGATGAAAGTGAAGAAATCGTTGAAGAATAAAGCAGAAGTGGCAGTAAGAAAAAGAAATAATGACGGCAGTGAGTCGGAGCTTAAAAAAGGCTCGAAAGCTGACAGCTCTATAAAAGCTCACAAAACAGGAGTACCTTTGATTGGTATGTCAAAAGGTGTAACAAAAAATATGGGCGACTTTGAGAGTTTAAGAGTTGATGTTTGGCTGTCTGCACCTTGTGATAATATAAGTCAAGCGACTGATATTGTAAAAGACATTGAAACAGTAATTGATGATATTCTTGAAGAAACATTAAGTGAGTATGAATAAAGGGGGAAGTGGCAATGACGGACTTATCAGATTTGTTTGATAAAGCATATGGACAAGAGAGAGTAACGAATATTACCTCTACGACAAAAGGTTACAGAAAAAACAGACAAATAAAGTCTGAAAAGTACAATGCTTTTCTAAGAAAGTATGATGACTTAGAAAAGTATATTAGCAGTTTCACTACCTCTGATTTAACTTATTTCTTTCGTGAAAAGGCTCACGAGAATGGGAGTAGGTACTCAATATCCAATATGAAAAGAGATATGGGTATTTTTAAGGCTCTATTACAAGAGTATAGCTCTTTTGAGATATGTTCAATGATAGAGTTTTTGTTTACAAGCGGTCAGAAGTATTTAAAGATACCAACCTTGCAACCGACCGTTTTAAGTAGTAACTGGCGAAATACTATCTTTAATGATACAATGCTATGGTTAGACGATAAGTTTAACCCTAATAAAAAGTCAGAGAAGATAAAGAGAAAGCCTGTTTCTCGTAATCAAGAAAGAGAGTGGCAAAAGGGCAAGAAACAAGTTAAAATGGGTGAATGGGGAGAGTAACAATGAAAAGACCAGTAAGACAATCATTATCCAACAAAAATTTGAGTATAATCGGCATACCTAAGAAGTTTTATGACATATCTATTGACGATTTTAAAGCTGATGAAGAAGAATTAGTCAAAGTCAGAGATTATGTTGCCGATTATATTGCAAATATAGATGACAAATATATGAAGAATAGTGGTATCTACTTCTATGGCAGTAATGGAGTAGGCAAAACAATGTTATCCTGTATAATCGCTAAAGAAGCATACCGCCACCGCTATACTTCTAAGAGAGTAACTTTATCAGAGTATGTGCAGAAATATACTGCTATGTGGGGTGCAAAAGACCCCGAAGAAAAGGTTGCTCTTGAAGAAGAATTTTATAACAGATTTAAGGCGGTTGACTTTTTAGTCCTTGAAGAAATAGGTAAGGAACTTGATACTAAAGTTGTAAGACCTATTCTTGAAGATTTGTTAAGATACAGAGAAGATAATGGAATGGTGACTATATTCTGTACAAATTTGTCACCTGTAAAAGTGAAAGAGATATACGGAGCAAGTATCTTTTCACTCATAAAGGGTAACTCTTACCCTGTCTTGATTGACGAAAGGGACAGGCGTGACGAGTATTTTGAGGGTTAGGTGATAAGAGTGTTACACGGTGATATATCCAATAGGGGTGCTGAAACGGTGGCTCTAAGGTGTGTAGGAACACTAACAACATATTTAGATACCTCATTTAAGGACAAGGTTTTAAATGCTTTGTCAGGGCATAAAAGGGTAGTAGTCAATGAAGATGTAAAGTCACTGGTTGAGTATATTTATATGTCAACAGATATGCGAGTAGTGCTTGTAATATTTGAAGATGAATATTCGGACTACTTAATGGACGCTATAAAAGATGTACCATATAGCGAGATAGCGAGGGTTAAAAGACCCTCTTTTATTAGCTCAAAATTGAACACTGGGGTAATATCTTACTACGTTGATAATGATGACAAAACACGCAGTTTAGTGAATAGCCAGTGGACTATGCCTGTCAATAAGATTGGCAGGATATTAAGAATAAAGGGAAGAAGGTGACAGAGTGTCAAAACTAAATGCAGAGATAGGGTTTATATCGAAGTTGATAGAAACAAAAGATATAAAAGTGGTAAGTGACTATCAAATTAAAACTTCTTTCTTTACAGGTGAAAACAAGCGAATTGTAAGTTATATGCTAAAGCATATACATCAATTTGGTGAGCCACCAACACATAGGGTGCTAAAGGCAAAATTTCCTAACATAAAAGTATATACATATACAAATGATAAAGGAAAAAAAGTTGTCGGCACAAATGAGTTATTGTCTTTTTGGTGTAATGAGCTTATATTGAAAACAAAGCATAATAATTTGATTGACTTGATACAGTCCACCGCTGACAATCTTGAAAGTCTTAATACAGAAGAAGCTTATGAGATTTTAAAGAGTGGTGTTGCAGAGTTAGACCAAGAAGTTACAATCTCTAATTCAGTAAAAATAAATGACAATACTGACGAAAGAAAAAATCAGTATTTAGAGCGTAAAAAGAACCAAGGTATGTTGGGTATCGGCACAGGGTGGAACGCTCTTGATATGATAACTAAAGGCTTGATAGACGGTTGCTTAATCACTATTGCGGGACGAACTGGTACAGGTAAAACATTCTTTGAATGTATCTTAGGTACGAGTTGCGTGTTGCAGGGGTGTAGTGTATTGCAAATGGTGACAGAGATGTCAACCGCCTTAATGCAGGATAGATATGACGCAATTATGTTTTCCAAGTTACATAAGGACGGTATGAATTATTCACAATTTAAACGTGGTAAGTTACCGCCGAAAGTAGAAAAGGAATACTTTGAATTTTTGGAAGAAGAATTGCCCTCTTTAGAACCATTGTATATAGATACAGCGACAGGGGTTATGGCTTTAGAGCAGAGAATTAAAGAAGTAAATCCTGACATAGTGTTTATTGACGGTGTGTATCTTATGGAGGACGACCAAAATGCAAGAGATGATTGGTTGAGAGTAGCACATATTACTCGTGACTTGAAAAAGCTCGCTAAGAGAGTAAACAAGCCTATTGTTATCAATACACAGTTGGACGAGAAGAAGTCTAACACAAAAGCGGCACCTAAGTTAAGTGATATTAAATATTCACAAGCAATCGCACAGGACTCTGACGTAGTTATATCTTTATTCAGAGATGAAGTAATGATAAATGACAGAGAAATGCAAGTGTCTGTTATAAAGAACAGAGAAGGTGAAGGTGGTAAGATAACACTTAACTGGGACTTCACTTGTATGGACTTTTCAGAGATATATGCTGAATTGCCGTCAGATAGTGAAGGTGCAGATGACTCAACAGACAATGATACATTATCAGTTGATGACGTGGAATAGGAGTACATATTATGAAACTTTTTAGAATTGTTTTACCATTGAACTATGACGGTTATTATGAACATCTTGAAACAGTTATAAATGCCGAACTCGGTATGAATGGCTATTCAGATGAAGATGTGGTAAGTGTTAGTTTTCCACATAGTCGTTTGTGTATAATAGCCTGTAAAAGTAAAGAGAGGCAATCAGAATGAAAATAACTTGTACATTGAATGAGCAGAAAGCAATAAAGTCTTTATGTGAACAATATATTCCCTGCACATTTTGTATTTTAAAGGATAGGTGTGTTGGGACAAAATGTTCTAAACAACTTGATAATCTTATTGAGTGGGAAATTGTTAAGGAAAAAGTTGACAAAGAACACGACAATAGGGTGCAAGCGACTGTTCTTATAAAGACTTATGCAAAGGTGCGACAAGGGTTAAATAGTATCCATTTAGGTGTGGTAGCTAAGTTATTCAAAGAGAAATTATCTTCTTTGAATGTGGGGCTTAACCCAAATAATATTGGTGTATACGCTGATTTTTCAGACGGCAATAAGTGGCTGAAGTCCACAGAGCTTTATTCAAAGTGCAGACAATATGAAAGGAATAACTACAATAGACTTATTCCTAAAGAACAAGTTAAGGAAGTGAAACAAGATGATTAATACCAGTATTGTGGATAAGAAGTTTGGTAGATTGCTTGTTTTATCTGAATGTGACAGAGATAAGTGGGATAATATATTGTGGTTATGTAAGTACAAAGGTGGTGATGTAAGTTATGAATAGTACACTTTTATCTAAAGAGCAAATTGAAGATTTACTTGATTACATTGGAGTAGAAAAAGTACAACAGTGGAAAGGCTCAAAGATACAATTTTGTTGTCCTATTCACGGTTAGCGAAAGTCACCCGTCCTGCGGAATAAACGCTGACTATCAACCACCTGATGAAATAGGGCAACATCTACAACTATTTAACTGCTTTAGTTGCAATGCCAGTGGCTCATTAGTGTGGTTTTTGTATAAATCTTTGCCTGATGAATTTAAAAGCATACGACAGGCAGAGCAGTTTATGGCTGAAAGATACGGTGTAGATTACTCAAAGGCTTTAAGCGGTATAAAACAGCGTAAATTACACCAGTTTGAAGTTAGTAGTATAAACACTAAGGCTGAACTAAAAGTAATGCCTAAGACCAAATTAGCACCATTTAAGAGCGGTAAGGCAACCTATACCTATTTCTTTAAACGTGGCTTTGATAAAGAAGATATGAGATATTGGAAAGTGGGTAGGGATATTGAGAATAAAACAGTAACTATACCAGTCTTTAGTCAAGATAATCAACTTGTCGGAGTTATAGGAAGATACATAGACCCTAACAGACCTAAGAATAGCCGTTATAAGATATATGGTTTTCAAAAAGGCTCTATTGTGTTCCCAGCCGATAAGATAAAACCTGTTAAGAGAACACTCATAGTTGTTGAAGGTATGCTTGACTGTATGATGTTACATAAGTGGGGCAGAATAAACACAGGTGCTCTTATGGGAGCGAAGATGACGGTGGCACAAGCAGACTTTATTGCTGATAATTGTGATAAGGTCATACTGTTATTTGATAATGATACAGGCGGTAAGACCGCCGAACAAATAGCGAGAAAAAGATTAAGAGATAGAGTGGATATTTTAACGTGTGATTATTCTATTGTAGACGGTAAAGGTAAAGACCCCTCTGAATGGGGAGAGCTATTGACAAATAAGCTAATCAGTACAGCTTCTTTAGTCAAACATACTTTACAGAAAATATAATCGAGGAATTGAAATTCCATACTTGACAAGCACTAAACAATGTGCTATAATATGTTTAACCCATTAAATAGAATACATAATAACAAGAGAAAAGGAGTGATTTGAGATGGGTAAATTATTTAAGCGTGGCTATAAAGAGTCACGAAAAGAAGCAAAGCGTCAGGAAGAACGCAGAGAAGCTATGAAAGGTCAGTTGTTCCGTTTCTTTTTACAAGATGACGGTGATGAAGCTGACGTAAGGTTTTTGACAGAAGAACCTGTCACCTTTTGGGAGCATAACATTAAAAAGGGTAATAGATACGACAGTGTTATTTGTACAGGGGACGATTGCTCTATTTGTGACGGTGGCGATAACCCTTCATTTAAGGGAGCGTTTCTTGTATTTGATAGACGTAGCTACAAGAATAAGGACGGCAAGAAAGTTAATGGCTCATTAAAGATGTACGTTGCGGGTACAAGAGTTATTACACAGCTTGACCGCTTACACGAAAGATATGGGCTAACTAATCGTGACTATACAATCGTGAGAAACGGTAAGGGTACAAGCACGACTTACACTTTTGACCGTCAAGATGAAGATAAGTTGACGAAAAAAGAAATTGCTGCAATGTTGCCTGATAATCTTGCAGACCAATATGACGGCACTATGGAAAGTCTTTATGCAATTATTGAAAATTCGCTTGAAATAAGTGCCAGTCTTGTAAAGTCAGAAAAAGATACATCAAAGTCAGAAGAAGATTATGATGAAGAAATCTATGATGACAGCGAAGAAGATGATGAGCCATTAGATGACAATGACTATATAGATGAAGAAGATGAAGAAGATGAAGAAGTAGATGTTAAACCTGCTAAAAAGTCTTTCACAAAGAAGTCATCTGTAAAGTCTGTTCATAAACGCAAACTCTCACGAAAGGGGGTGTAACGTGTGGCAGTCTTTGGTATTCAAGATTTAGCAAAACAGTACGCAAAGAAAAATGACGTATCTGTTGAAGAAGCCAAAAAGACTATTTATGCAGTAATAGACGCTATTGAGAGTAGTGTTATTACAGGTGGGGTATTACAAATAATTAATCATTTTACCTTAACGAAGTATAGTAGGGACGCTTTTACTATGCCTGATAAAAAGGGTGGACGCAGAAATGTTCCTAAACAAAACTATCTCCGTTTTAAGATAGGTAAAGGACTAAAGAAACGTATAAATTCTTAATCTGTAATAAGTGCTACTCTCTTTTGAGATAGCACTTATTTTTTTTTATATAAGGAGTGAAAGTAATGTACGAGGAGTATTACAAAAGTCCAGTAATGGAGCGATATGTTATAATAGATACGGCAGGTAAGCTGAAAACACTTGCTCAAAAAATGAGTAAACTTGACGAATTTGCGTTCGATACGGAAACAAATACTTTGAGAGTTTACGGTTATAACAAAGATTTTAAGGGTGTAGGTATCTCAATATCTTGGGGTTTCTACAATAATTATTACATACCACTATGTCACGAGAGAGAAGAAGATTGGGAGAGAAATATACCTCTAAAGGTTTTAAGACAGTATCTCCGACCTGTTTTTGAACGTGAAGATGTCAGAATAATTGGACATAACCTAAAGTTTGATATGCACGTTATGGCTCGTTTAGGCATAGATATAAAAACTAAAGACTTATATGATACAATGATAGCTTGTTGGTTGTGTAATGAGAATATACCAAAGGGCTTGAAAGAAAACTCAATGTTGAAGTTGGGTATCAAGCAAGAACACTTTGCAGAAGTCATAAATAATGTGCCGAAAGAAGTTAAAAAGAGTTTTGGACTAAAGGCTTCACAAAAAGCAACCTTTAATATGGTACTTATTGATGAAGGTGCTCCATATGCTTTAGCGGACGCTTTTTACACTTGGTGCTTGTATTTAGGTACTATGGACGAAATGGCTAAGGAAGGTATGGATAAAATCTTTAATAAGACTTATAAGAGATTTTTGAGAACTTTGTTTGTAATGGAAGAACACGGTACACAAGTAGACACAGAGCGACTTGAACAGATGAAAGTTGATGTTAAGGCAGATAAGGAAGATTTGCTTTATGATATTTATGAGCTTGCAGGTTGTGAGTTTAATGTCAACAGTAATGCTCAAATACAAGAGTTATTATTCGGTTATCAAAAACCTATAACACACCCTACGGAAACAAATGCGTGGAAGTCAAGTGATGACAAGAAACGTCAAAAGCTAATGCAGACTTATGATAAGGCAGTATCAGAACAGGAGCATAGCCGACTAAAGCACCTTAGCTTTAATTTCAAGATTATAAGTAAGACACCTTCAGGAGCACCACAAGCAAACACAGCAGTCTTGCTAAAACTTTGTAAGCAAACATTCAAGGTCAAGAGAAAGCAGGAGGGTGTGGAGCTATGTAGAAAACTTCTTGCATATAAGAAGTTGGAAAAGTTAAGCAGTGCTTTTATGGAAGGGTTGAGCGAACAGCTTTATAGTGACGGAAAGGCACACCCTTCATTTAACATACTCGGTACAGATAGTGGACGTATCTCGTGTATTGAAGAAAACACTTTAATTACTTGTGTAGGTGGTAGAAAACCTATAAAGGATATAGTTGCAGGTGATTTAGTATATTGCTATGATGATAATGGTAAAGTGCGAATATCAGAAGTAACTAATGTATATGATAACGGTTACAGAGAGTGTGTGGAGGCCACTTGGAAAAGTGACGGAACACATAACACAGGTAGCTTGATATGTACACCTGAACATAAAATACTAACGCATAATGGTTGGTGTAGTGCCATAGATTTACTTAAAGATACAGATAGCCGTAAGGTATTTCATTTAAGACGTTCTATTGTAGATAACAGACCTCGTATATATGGTGCAAATAAATATATGGAGCAAGAACAACTTATAATTAAAAGAGACTTCTTTAAATGTGATAATTCTGATATTCACATACACCATAAGAATGGTGATAAGCAAGATAACAGAATATCTAATCTAATGCTAATGACTAAAGCAGAACACGCAAGGTATCACGGAAAGAAATTAGCAGCAGAGGGTAAAGTTAAAACAGAGCAGTTAAGAGTACCACATAAGGTACTGTCAGAAGCAGAAAGTCCTAACTATAAAATCATAAAAATAGTGCCAGTTGGAGTTAAGCACGTTTATGACTTGGAAGTGAGGGACTACCATAATTTCATTGCTAATGAGATATGCGTTCATAATTGTTCTTCTCCAAACCTACAACAGCTACCTAAAGCGGAAGATGATGACAAGTATCAAATTCGTAGCTTGTTTATCGGCAGTGAATATGTTGCGGATAAAAATGGTGACTGGGTAAGAGATTATACAGGCGGTGCAGTTGAAAAGGGTTGTACAGTAAAGAGAAAGAAGATAATAGCAGGTGACTATAACAACCTTGAAATGCGAGTGCTAACACATTATTGTATTCAAAGAAATATGCCAATAGCTTTAGCTGACGGCGGTTCAACAGAAATAGGCACTTTAGTACAAAAGTGTGAGCCTGTATATGTTAAGTCGTATAATTTTGAAACAGGTAAGATACAAAATATGCCTGTTTCAGATTTTTGGAAAAATGGTAAATCAGCATTATATGATAAACCACAATACAGGGGAGAGTTTAAGGATTGGTTAAGGATAACAAATGACGGTGATGATAGCAGACTTATTGTAACCCATAATCATAGCATATTTACTACGGAAGGTAAAAAGTTAGCTCGTGATTTAAAAGTTGGTGATACCATTTACTTTAATGCACCTTGCATAGAAAATGACCTAAAAGACCTTGTAATAGGAATGTCTTTAGGTGATAGTAATTTTGTAAAAAGAAGTGATAACTTAACATTCTATCATTCTCAAAAACAATACGATTATTTGATGTGGAAGTATAGGTTATTAAAAGATTTTGTAACTGGGACTATACAAGAAGAAGGTAAAATGCACAAGGCAATTATAGGAGCAAACCCATTTATACGCAAGCTAAAGAGATACTTTACTAATTCGGACGGTAAAAAACATAAGCAGATAAATGCTGAATTACTTAGTAGTCTTAATTTAAAGTCCTTAGCTATATGGTATTTAGATGACGGTTGTTTAGGTCACGACAATAGATGTTCAGATACAAAAGGTTATTATGTAACCATAGCAAGAGAGAATTTATCTGATGAAGCCTTTAAAGTGCTAAGTGATAAATTTAATGAATACAACTTAAAATTCAATAGAATTAAGGGTGGCATATCTTGTAGTGGTGATAATGCTTTAAACTTTCTTAATGCAATAGCACCTTATACACCAAAGTGTATGGCTTACAAATTCCCAAAATTCTTGCAAAATAGTTTGGAAACATATCAGTGGAATGTCGAACATAAAGATGTAACAGAAGTAAAGATAATATCCATAGAGCAGGTTAAAGAAGGGGATAGACTATTCTCAAAATCTTTGACACAATCGGGATATGACTTAGAAGTACCTGTTAATCACAATTATTTTGCAAATAATATACTTGTATCAAATAGTAAAGACACAAACCTTATGAATATGTTTTTAAGCGGTTCTGATACTCACTCGTCAACGGCGGTCAATATGTTTGAGTTGGATTGTCCTATTGAAGATGTGAAGAAGAAGTACCCTCACCTAAGACAAGCAGCGAAAGTAATTAATTTCTTGTTGATGTACGGCGGTGGAGCATACACCTTGTATAATAACTTGAAAGATGACCCATACAGCCCGATTGATTTAAGTGGTAAAGAGTACCTTGAAAAGTACCACGTTAAGACTGGTGAAGAAGTGGCACAGGCATACATTGACAAATACTTTGAAGCGTACAGCGGTATTACAACTTTTATGCAGAAACAGAAACGATTTGCACATAAGAATGGTTATGTACAAACATTGCTAAGAAGAAAACGTAGACTACCTGATATAAACAGTCACGATTTTAAGGCTAAAGCATATTGTGAAAGATTGTCGGTAAACAGTTGTATTCAAGGTAGTGCAGCGGATATTACAATGTCGGCACAAAATCGTATAAATGCTGACCCTTGGTTTAAGAGTGTTGGTGCAGATATGATTTTGCAAATTCACGACGAAGTTGTGTTTGAGTGCCCCGAAAAGTATGTTGATGACTGTATAGCTAAAGCAAAGGCTTATATGGAACACCCATTCGGTGATAATGTAGAGTTAAACCTCCCTATGCTAACAGCGTGGGATAGCGGTGACAGTTATCAAGAAGCAAAGTAGTCCAAAAGGATATTCCTCACGAAACGAGGAATATCCTTTATTTGCACTATGCTTAAATATGATGTATAATATACCTAAATTAGCGGTAGAAAGGGATAGAAAGAAATGGACAAGATACTATGTAGTGTAGACTCATACGAGTTTATAGCTAATTGGCTATACAAAAACAATGTCAAAATAAATGAATTGCCAGTAGTATTAAGAGAGTTTACAATGGAATGTGAGTTTGCAGGGTTATATGGTAATAGCACTTGGGCGACTTTTGATATGAAATTCACAGATGACGGTGTGGTACATTTAAGTAATTTTAAATGCAAAGAGTCATCTACAAAGTTACCTGATTGTTCATTTCATAAGATAGACAGTATAACTGACAATGGAATGGTGAGTTTTTCTTGGGGCATATCGTGTGACCGTCCTTTAAGTGACATTGAAGAAAAGTTGGGTTTTTGTATGATTTACTATGTAACATATGTAACCTACTTTATGGCGAATTTTGAGCCTGAATTAGTAGAGTATGTTGAAAAGGAAGTTAAGAAGAAAAAGAAGAAAGGCAAGTCTAAGTCCCAGTCTAAACTTATACAAACGCAGATAATAAGACTTAATAAATTCGTAAGTGACGTTAAGACAGGCAAAAAGCAGGTTAAAAGGCATTATAATAAGTGTACCTACTCATTTGGTGTTAAAGGTCATTATAGGACGTATAAGAGTGGTAAAAGAGTTTGGATAAAACCATTCCAAAAGAATACTCTTGAAAATCGGCTGAAACGCAGTAAAGAGTATACATTTAATCTAAAGAAAAAGTAATAATTTTTATTGCAAATTTTGTGTATTTTAATGAAAATGTGCATATGCACAAATTTCTCTTGACACAAGGGAAAACATAGTGTAAAATAGTAATTACAAAGCAGAAAGGAGCGAATATTGTGAAACTACACAGACTAAATTGTCAAATACCCGAAAGTATTTATAAGCGTGTTGGTAAGGTGGCAGTGGACGCAGATGTTTCTGTCACTGATTATATCATAACTGCTCTTATAAATCAGCTTGAGAGTGACGGCGATTATGAAATAAGAGATTTGTATGAAGGGGAGTGTTTGGAATAATGGCACTAAAGCAAAAGAAGGAAACACCAAAGAAAGAAACGTCAAAGAAGTCTAACAGTGCAGAAATGCAAAGACTGTTAGACAGTATTAATAAAAAGTTTGGTGACAATGCTGTCACTTTAGGTGTTCCGTCAGGTGATAATGAAGTAATAAAAAGAATACCCACAGGCAGTGTGGCTTTAGATGTAGCTTTAGGTGGCGGTATACCAGTCGGTAGATATACTGAAATTTCAGGTGGCTTATCTACTACTAAATCAACGCAATGTGCTCACATTGTAAGAAACGCTCAAAAAATGGGTTATAAGTGTGCATTTATTGATGTTGAAGCAACTACAACGGAAGAATATTTAAGAGCTTGTGGCGTGGATACGGACGAGCTTTTATATAGCCGTCCAGTTGGCTTAGAAGAAGCTACACAGATAGTAATAGATATGGAAAATAGTGGTCTTGTACAATTAGCCGTTATTGACTCTATTGCTGCACTATCTCCGACAAAAGAGCAGGATAGTAAAATGGAGGAGTCAGTACAAATGGGCTTAGTACCTAAACTGCTTGGCGAATTTTTCCGTAAGTATCAGGCTTTTAATAACAAGTTAGTTAGAGAAGGTAATGAGCCTTTTACTCTTATATGTGTAAACCAATTAAGAGAAAAAATAGGTAGCTATGGAAATCCCGAATACTGTTTACATTATGACACGAAAATACCTTTGGTTGACGGCAGATGTCTACCTATTGGTGAAATTGTGGAAAATAAAATACAAGGGCAAGTTTGGGCTTTGAATGAGAAAACAGGTGAATTTGAAACCAAAGATATTGTTGACTGGCGTGACAATGGTGTGATAGATACAGATGATGAATATTATCACATTGAGTCAAAAGGTATCGGCAGTAGGAATGGCAGATTTGGTATAACAGTTACATACGACCATAAAGTTTTAACTGATACTGGTTGGAAACCAGCACAGGATATAACAATGGCAGATAAGTTGGTAACAAGATACCAAAATTACATAAACGGCACTTTAGGTGACTTTCTATATGGTACTTTGTCGGGTGATAGTACCTTATATAGTACACATAAAAACTCAAATACTGCATTATTGAGATTGCAAGATAGTGTAAACCCTGAATATGCTGAATGGAAAGTGAATAAGCTAAATGCTTTAATGCCTTTTAAAAAGACAGAAGGCAAAAGTATTTGGCACTCAAAACCGTCTGTTCAGTTAATGAGGATAAAGAAGTCACTACCACAACGTGACCCTTACTACTTTATATCAAGACACTTTAGCTATTTGGGAATGGCTATATGGTATTTAGATGACGGTTGTTTAGACACAGATAGCTCTGCAATGCTTATAAGTGTTAAGCGTTTTGCTAAGTACCCTGACAGATTGCAAAGAATATGTGACGCTTTGGGACAGTTAGGTATCGTTGCAAATTTTAGAAAAGACGGTTTGATACGCATAAACAGCTCGTCATCAGCGTTGATTTTTGAGCAGATAAAGACTTATATACCTGAATGTATGCAGTACAAGCTACCCGATAAGTACAAAGGTTATTATACAGATTTTGAATTACATAATAACCCACAGTGGCAAAAGGAATATTCACAAGTTATAAGTGTTAGACTTGCTTCAAAGAAACAGTTAAAGAAAAGACACAGATATGATATAAAGGTTGACGGTTATCATAATTTCCTTGCAGGTGGTACTATAAATGGTGTTGTTGTACATAATACCCCCGGAGGAAGGGCTAACGGCTTTGTTCAGTCAGTGGCTATAAGATTTAGACGTGGTGACTGGATTGTGCAGGGTACAGGCACAAACAAAGAGATTATCGGACAAGTTGTTAAATTCAAAATAGAAAAGAACAAGACTTACCGCCGTAATCAAGAAGGTAGTTTTGACTTCTACTATTCAGAGAATGAAGCAGGAGTTACACCTAACTACAATGACAATAATAAGTCAATCATTATGCTCGGTGTTGAGTGGGGTATAATTGAGAGAAAAGGTGCTTGGTTCTATTATGCAGATAATAAGTATCAAGGTATTCCAGCACTTGTAAAGGCTCTATCAGAAGATGAAAACCTCTTTGAGAAGTTAAAAAATGAGGTTATGGATTCAGAGTGATTAGCAAATGAAGATAACAGGGCGTGGCTTTAAGGATTTTAAGAATAAAGCTAAAGGCAATAGTTATGTTATGTCTTGCTTAAATTGTGAACACTTTTATCAGGCGGTGGGTGATGAAGAAGAATTATGTCAAAACCCAAATGTGCTTGAATATGATATGATACATACTGATACCACTTCCTATTGCCTTTACTGGGAAGTGATAAAAGGAGCGAAAAACAGAGATATATTATCTTTTAAGAATGGAAGTGAAATAAATGGACGTAAGAAAGAAAAGCCAACTTCAAGAAAAAAGAGTGGCAAGCGAACTTGGCGGTAGAGTTACACCAGCGTCAGGTGCTTTGTGGGGAGCAAAGGGGGACGTTAAAAGTGACCTGTTTCTTGCAGAGTGTAAGACAACAGAAAAGCCAGCTTACCCTTTGACACTAAAAACGTGGACAAAAATAAGCAAAGAAGCTCTTAAAGAGAATTTCCGCTTACCTGTAATGTCTATTGATTTATGTGACGGTAAGGATAAAATGGCAGTTGTAGACTATTATGATATAGCTGAAAGTAAGTTATTTAAAGAGTTATGTCGGCAACTTGAAAGCCTGTATGTTGATAAAAAGCAGTTTATGATACATAATCAACCTATGATTGTTGAGTGGGCTTTGTCAGGCGACAAGTTGGCGGTTCTTAAATGGTCTGACTTCTTAGAATGTGTGGAGGAAATTAATAATGAACAGAGATGAATTTAATATTGCATATGTAAGTAAGATACTTTTTGCTCTACTTATAGTCATAGCACTTATGTCAGTGGCTATTGTCGGCATAAGTGTGTTTATGGGTTGGTTACTCAATAAGACACTTGGTTTAAATTATAATATTGTCAGTGTACTATCATTTATAGTGTTACAGGTAGTACAGATGACTTTTATATTCACATCAGTATTTAAGTGCAGGGCGGTGACAGAGTAATGGATAGACTAACAAAATTGTTTATTTTGAGTCTTATTATCAATACAAGCGAGAAAATTTGCTTTGTAACTTGCATACTAATGCTTGCCTTTGGTGTAGTACACTTTGTAACAAAAGATGTGTTCTCTTATAATATGACAATGAGTGACGCTATTGCTTGTACTGTTACAGGTATTGTACGTTTATTGAGCGAGCGTATATTTTTAAGAGTTTATGACAGTAAGGAGGATAATTAAAATGAAAGATATATCAAGATACATAAAAGTGACAAACATACTATGTGTACTGTTTAGGTTATTTACAGTAGCAACGGTTATAGTCTACGCAATAGTATGCTTCAAGAAAAGTTACATACTATTTACTGCTTTTGAGTGGTTGTCTGTTATTGGACTTCTCTTAGGTAATCTTAGTCTAAACAGAAATGTTAGATTAATAAACGCATTTGGAAAGGTTGGTGCAAAATATGGCTTTAAAGAACTTATTTGACGCTATGAAAAATGAAGGGTATGTGATTAAAGACTTGGACTTGTATTTAGCTAAAAAGGCTAATGAAGCAGATGAAAACAGAGCGATTGATGTAAATGCTCCGTCACAAGTCGGCAGATGTCCTCGTGAAAGATATTATGCAAGAACACAGTGTGTACAAGCTGACCCTAACAGTGTATCACCTCGTTCACAGCGTATCTTTGATAATGGTACAGGGGTACACGAAAGACTACAAGGGTATCTAAAGGATATGGGTAAGTTACTTATGGACGAGCTACCTGTACATAACGTGGAGTATAATATACAGGGGCATACTGACGGTGTGCTTGCATTAACACCTTTGAATGAAAAAGGTTATACTGAAAGAATAGCTATTCTTGAAATCAAGTCTATAAATGATAGGGGTTTTGGTTCTTTGAAAGAGCCTAAGCCTGAACATAAGCGACAGGGGCTTGTTTATGTTTATTGTGCGGAGCAACGTAGACAGGAGTTGCACAAGAGATATAAGAATATCTTACAGTTTAAGCGTAGTAAGACAAAGAGATTTGCCGAATATGCAGAGTTGTATCAGCACCTAAAGGGTGGTTCAAAGTATTCTCGTGAAGAAAAGATACAGTATCAGTGCCAGTTGCATAATCTGTTTGATAATATTCTATATCGCTTGAAACAGCCAGTTACAGAAGCAGTATTTCTTTATGAGAATAAGAACACACAGGACTTGAAAGAGTTTGTTATTTCGTCAAAGAGCAAAGAAGCGGAAGGCTTAATGGCAGAGATACTTAATGATTATAAGAGCCTGAACGATTATATTGCAAAAGGTGAAGTACCACCTCGTATTGCAAGTAAAAAGACAGATGATTGTTGCCGTTGGTGCAATTATAGAATTGCTTGTTGGAATTAAAGGAGTGATGACGTATGCCAAAATTTAACCCTGTAAAAGCACGTCAGAGTTATATGCAACGAATGGAAGGCAGTCTAAAGGATAAGGGTGTAACCCTCTTTGAGCCTGACAATAATTCATTACATATAAATTCAGATAATTTGAGCTTACCTGCACAAATAACAGAGTTGACGGCAAAACAACTTGGTGAACACCTCAATGCTTTCACTCAACAAAAGATGTATATGCGTACTTTAGTTGGGCGTATGGAAATCTTTGTTGAAGAAGCAAAGAGAAAGTACCTTGAATTAAGTATAGAATATTATAAAGACCTACCTGCTAAAATGGCAGAGTCAGCAAAGGAAAGACTTGTGGTGCAAGAGCCACAAGTAAAACCTTTATATGAAGAATACGTTGACCTGACAAAGAAATTGTCAATCCTTAGATTGCAAATTGAGAATATTGATGACGCAATATTCTTATTAAGTAGAGAAGTTACAAGAAGGACAAATGATTTTTCAGAAGAAACTCGTCTGCATAATGTCGGAAGAATGTAGGTGATATTGTGGGTAAGAAGTTTAGGGAGTATATGTTGGGGTTGCTAATCTTTGTGATATTTATAGCTTTTATTATGCTTAGTTTTTTATATTGGTTAGCAAGGCTACCTTATTAGTTGGAGTGAGGATTTTCCTTATTTGACAACAGGGATAAAAGAGTGTATAATGCAATTACAGTAAAGGAGCGATAATAAAATGAATAAGATAAAAGCTAAAACACCACTTCAAGATAGTGGTGAAAGAACACATTTTGAAACAGGTGCAATGAGAGAAATTGTACAGGGTAAAGGTAGGTTTGACTTATTACCTTTAGCAGAAATATCAAATATAGTTACTCAACTTAATGTTGATGACTATAATGCGATTTTTAGGACATTGCTTATTGAAGAACGTCCACCAAAAAGGGGGGAGTTAGATGAGCTTGAAGTAAGAATTATAGCACAGATATATTTTCAATTAAATTTGTTCAGAAAATTGGGTAGTTATCAAACGCTACTGTCAACGTTTCATTTAGGCGTAATTCTAAACGCTTATAAGTCGGGTGTAAAGTTGGATAGCATACAGGCACTTAACAGTGAGTACACTACCTTTTTCTTTAACACTCTTTGGGAGTTGGCAAAACATTATGAGAATGGGGCATTGAAGTATGAAGCAAGAAACTGGGAAAAAGGTTTACCTTTACATAGCTTTATAGACAGTGCTTTAAGGCACTTAACAAAGGTAATGGTGGGATTGGAAGATGAACCACATAACATTGCATTTTTGTGGAATATAGTGTGTGCTATGTATACAAAGGTAAATCACCCTTCATTGGACGATTTTACGATTGCAGGAATTAAAAAGAATGGAGAGTAATCAATATGTCAGATTATCAACAATACAGTGACTATTATAAAAAATACAGAAAAGACAGGTATGAAAAGAATAAGAAAGACGGTATCTGTACTAACTGCCATAAGCGTCCAGCAGAAGAAGGAAGTTTAACGTGCAGAGAGTGTAAGGATAGAAGAAAGGCAAATAATGCCCGAAACTATAAAGAGTCGCCTGAAAAGTTATATGCCGTAAGGGCAGGTAAGCGTAAATGGGCTAAAAAAACTCGTGCTGAAAGAATTGAAAATCATTTATGTGTTAAGTGTGGTGAACCTCTACCACTTGAAAGAACACAACGTATGTGTATAGCTTGTGCTGAAAAAGAGGCCGCATATAAAAGAGAGTGTTACAAGAACAAACGTCAGAAAGAAGGTAGTGGCAATGCTTAAAATCTTATGTATTACTTTAGGGGTCTTTTTATTTCTTTTCGCTTTATTTGTTATTATAATTGGCGTAAATGTTATGTTTCATAATGTAAAGACTTCAAAAGAAATACAAAAGCATATGCTCGAAAACAATATCGAATATATGCGTAGACAAAGACAATTATTTGAAAGACAGTTGCGTAACTCTCCGAATAAGCAACGCTTTGATGACAGTAGAAAAATCACTTATAAGGGTGATAGTGATAAAATGTCACAAGAAGAATTTACAGAAACACTGAGAAGGGAGTGTGAGAAACGTGCAAACAATAAAGAATTTTAAAGCTGGAACTGACGCTTTTCTTTTAAATGTGGATAGGTATTCAGAAAAGTATGGTAAAATTGAAACTATACCTGTTACACGAGTTGGCAGAAAGTATATTGAAACAAGCCGTATGGGACAGTTTTCACAAAATACTAATGGTGTTTTTGTGCCTTGCAATAACGTTTTTCCTCAATTTGAATTATATTCTACTTATGCACTTGCAGTAAGAGGCTTTGAGAGATTTACTTTAATAAGAGATTTACAAGAGAGTGTAAGATATAGTAATGCTCTTAATAAATTACCCCTTGAAAGTTTGCGGTCAATTCAACTTATGTTTAATAGCAATGATAAGGTGGTTACTGTTGCAATCCCTGATAAAGATTATGTTGATTTTGCTGATATGATTGAAAGGAATAAACCAGATGTTCCTGACCTTGAAGGTGACGGCTATGGTGAATGTGGAATAGTATTTGACACTGGCTATTGCCCTACTTGTCGACATATGTTTGAGTTGGACTATTCGGACAAATGTAATTTCTGCCCTGATTGTGGGCAACGACTTGATTGGAGCAGTATAGATAAAGATTAATGAAACGATAACATTAACCGAAACAGGAATGTTATCTTTTGAAAAGAGTGAGAGCAATGCAAAGTATAAGTAATAAGAGTTGTTTTGGTTGTAAATATCTAAGGGTTTACTGTACAGGGCTTTATGCAATGTGTGGTAGGAGAGTGTTTAACTCCACTTGGGAATATTCTTGGGAAAAGGAAGCTAAAGAAACATCTGCTTGTGAGGAACGAAATTATTAATAGAAAGGAAGATTATAGATGAAGTATAAAACGAAACCTTGTGAAATAAATGCTATGGAGTGGACAGGTGATAATATGCAAGAGATTATTCAGTTTGCAAATACACCTGAAAAGACAAATATCTATATTGTCGAAGGTGTTCCAGTTATAAGAACACTTGAAGGTGATATGCGAGCAAATGTCGGTGATTACATTATAAGAGGATTGCGTGGCGAATACTACCCTTGTAAGCCAGACGTGTTTCATAAGAAATATGAATTGCTTGAAACAGAAGTAGAATGTGTTAAGTCAAAGTATGGTGTTAACCCTATCTACTCTTCAGACTTAACTAAACACACTTATCCGTTAGGACTTATTGGTTTGACATCTGCAAAAGGGTGGAGAGAAATTGCTGATACATACGGTGACGCACAGGTATTTTTACTTATTGAAGAAATGAGCGAATTAACTCAATCTTTAACAAAGTATATGCGTTATAAAGGCAAAGGACAACCAGTAAGAAAGCCATTTTACACAGTAATGGATAACATAACAGAGGAATTTTCAGATGTTCTTGTTATGCTATCACAAATACAGTATCTACTTGATATACCTACTGACAAGGTAAACGATATTGCTGACGGAAAGTTGTTGAGAACACTAAAGTTAAAAAGTGATTTGAGCTAAATACTATAAGTTAAGGAGAGACAACTTAATATAGTTATAAAAGAATACGGAAAGGGGAATTAAAATGATTTGTAACTGCAAAAAATGTGTATTCCATAAAGGAGAAACAGAGTGCTTATTACCGAAGAACGAAAATTTTCAAGTTATGATGAATGACAGAGTAATATCGTGTCTTAATAATATTAAAGACGAAAACGACTTGTCGGCAGAAGGTAAAAAAGAATTGAAAAGGTTGAGAAGTAAGGAGGAGATGTAAAAATGTTAAAAATTAAATTTTGGAGAGTCGAAAATGTATTGTTAATGAAAGTGCTGGAGCAGGGAGATGGGATTAAACGAGGGGATTTTAAATTTTGTGCGTCTAATGGGATTGAGGTTAAAAGTATAAGTAGTCCAGAACTAACACCAGCTATTATATATGTAAGAGGTAGTGCAAAAGAATATGATGACAGTATTGCACCTCGTGAGTACAGTAATGCAGAAGGAGCAAAAGAAGCGCTGGCTCGCTACATTGAAGCAGTCAAAGAATATAACACGTCCCTATTAAGAAAAAGTAATGACAAAGATGATATAGAAATAGTTATTGCAGAATGAGGGATAAAATGACGGTTAAAGAAATGGTTGATATTTTAAATACATTTCCTTGCGATACAGAAGTAGCTGTTATCTACCCAGATGACATATATGGTGAAGAAGGTGGAGTACCCATAGATGAGATAACCTATTTAACAAGTACCTCAAGGGAGCGTGCTAAGAATGGTGTATTTATTCGACTAAGTTAGAAAGGGGCTAAACAGTATATGAAACCTTTAAATGTGTTGAGCTTGTGTGACGGAATGAGTTGTGGACAGATTGCTTTAATTGAAAGCGGTTACAAAATCAATAAATATTTTGCAAGTGAAATTGATAAGAACGCAATAAAGGTTACACAAGATAACTTCCCTGATACCATACAAATAGGTGACGTTATGAACTTTGTTGAAGAAGTTGATGACGAACTTATTGTCAAAGGTGACGCTCTAAGTAACCTACCTAAGATTGATTTAGTTATATTCGGAAGTCCTTGCCGTTCACTTTCAAAGGCAACGGCAGGGCGAAAAGAATATAATAATGGCTTAAAAGGTGTATCGTGGTTATTCTATCCCTGTAATGCTATACTACAATGGATAAAGGCGAATAATAACCCTGACGTTCTCTTTATGATTGAGAATGTGGACAGTAATAATAAGACTGATATAGCTAAGATAACAAAAGTGATTGGTGTTAAACCTCGTTTAATTGACAGCAATATATTTTCGGCACAAGATAGAAAGCGTTTGTATTGGACAAACATACCTATCGCTCCATTACCTTTAGCCAGTAAGCAGGTAATAAAGGATATAATGGATAAAGATGTGCCTGAAAAATATTTCTATGAGCAGGGTTTTGACTTTCACGGTAACAGTAAGAAAGTTATAGCCACCTTACATATTAATGGACACGATATTCTGAAAAGAGTTAATAACATCAATTTTAAAAGTCCTACTTTGACAGGCTGTCGGGGTGGAAATACACAGAAGAAAATTTTGGATAGAAACAGGTGTAGAAAACTTACTCCAAACGAGTATAGGAAGTTGCAGACAATACCTGATTGGTACAAGATGAATGTAGCTGACTCTCACATATACAATATGTGTGGTGACGGTTGGACAATAGAAGTTATAAAGCACATCTTTAAAGGAATAAAGAGAGTAGGTGATTTCAATGGAAATAGCAGTAAAGGCAAAGGACGGAAGCATAACACGCTTAGACATAACAGACGAGCAAGCAAACTATTTAGGGTTGTCAGCAGAGGGTAAACCTCTATATGATACAGGCTTTAGTAGAGTTGCTTACAACCAACCTTATTTTTATATAGATTTAGTTGTTAAGAAGTCGGTAGATAACTATACTATTGACGCTGATACATTATACAGCTACGCAAATTATTTTAATAATAAGCAGTTTGCCAATAAGGTGTTAAAAGCAGTAATGATATATTTAAAATTATTGCAATGGCAAGCCCTTAATGATAAACCAATATCGACATATAACCCAAATGAACAACCTAAAATTAGGTGGGTAATTTCAAAGGAAACAGGCTATGATAGATGTACCTATGTAGCAAGAGCACAATCCTTTGAGTATGATATGATAAGTCAAGTTTATTTTTCATCAGCAGAAAAATGCAACGAAGCTATTCAAGAATTTAAGGAAGATATAGATTGGTACTTTAATAAATTTCAAGGTAAAACACATATTAGTTATACAGAAAGGATAGAGCAAGATGAAATTTAAAATAAAAGTGAATGGTAAAACAGACTTTATAAACATTTCAAAAGAAAAAGCGACTAAATTAGGGCTTATAAAGCCTGATTTAACTGGCTATGAGAGAGCAAGAAGTGGTGAAACCTATTATGTAGTATCAAGTAATGGGGTAATGAACCTAACAGAAGATAGTCATTATGATGATACAGTATTGTTCGACAGCGGTAATTATTTTACTTCCGAGGAAATTGCACAATGTGTAAATAGAGCTACTACTCTTAAAAATATGTTGCGAAAATTTCAGGCAGACAACGATAGAGCAATAACCAGTAAAGATTGGAAAGAAAGTACAATGTCTAAGTGGTACTTTACTTACAATTATTCTAATGATACAATTCTTGTATTTGACTCGTTTCGTGTTCGTGATTTTGATACAATTTATTTCACGTCAAAAGAGCTTTGTGAGCAGGCGGTTAAAACTTTTGAGTCAGAAATTAAGTGGTATTATAAAAGCTATCTGCAACGACTGGACGAGGTAAAGTGCCATTTGCCTAAAACGGAATAATCTGCTATAATAAGTTTATCAGAATAATCTTATGTGGGGGGGTGAAGTACAATGGCAAAGAGAAAGAAAAGGGGTAAGCGTCCAAACAATAATGCAGTATTACAACGTGAGATAGCTAAAGCGACAGATGATTTACGTTTAAAGGTATCAGCAAATGCTTTAGAAATGCTTACTGTAATACCTGCTTATGTTTTACATACAGAGTTTGGCTTTGGCAAAAAGAGAGCTTTACAATTTATGAACAGCTTTTTCAGAGTTAGTGACGCAGTTGTTCAGGGGCAGGTAAGAATTGATACTTTGCACGAAGAACTAAAACAGGCTTTAGATATTGAAGTTGATATAGACTGGAAAGAAGCCTGTAAGGACTATAAGAAAGGGTTAAAATAATGAATATTGAGAAGATTTTAGTGGAGCTTATGTTTTTTGTTTTGATTATAGCTTATCTCCTTATAACAAGCAATAACAAGTAAGAAAGGAATATATAAATGGAAGTATTATTAAATAAAATATCGGGTTATGCGTCAGCTATAACCTCTATGTATACCAGCAAAAGACACCTTACAAAAGAGAAGGTAAATGACATATATCTTATGGAAAAACTGAATACATCAACAAGGGGTGCAGTTGTTACTGACCTTGAAACCTCTGAAACCTTTTGCAAAGAGATTGAAAAGGTGTGTAAAATCGGTAAAAAACATATTACCTTATTAAGATTTATTGACCTTGAATTTACGGTGTTGGGTATTCACAGGGGAGCACAAGATGACTTTGACGCTCACGCAAAACGATTAGATAATCGTATTATAAGAGCAAGTACCCGACTTGCAGACTTTCAAGATGAAAAGTCGGATTGGTACAAAGATAAAATACTGACAGATAGGGAAGTATTAGATATTCAAGGTGTTTCTTTACCACCTGCTATTGTACAAGACGGTATTACATATGTTAAAACGGCGAATGGCTTTATAAGAGAAGATTTAGTTAATAGAAAAGATGTTGCAAGGGGTTTATGCAGACTTTCTATACCGTCAGATTTTACGGCGAAAGTCAATATAACTGAGTTTGCACATATTGTAAAGCTAAGAGATAAAAATTCAGGTGCTGCACCAGAGCTTAAAGAGATGATTGAGAGCCTGTTAAAGCAAGTTGAAGATTTTTGCCCTTATTTTACAAGAGAATTTTTCTACGAAATTGACAATTAAATATTGCAAAGTGGTTTACAATCTTGATTTCTTTTGGTAATATAATTATGAAGCAGTTTTGAGTTCCATTGCTTCTACTCCTTAACTTTTTATATTAATCAAAGAAACCGAGAAATTTTCTCGGTTTTCTTGCTTTTTACAAATGTGTATGATATAATGATTTACGAGATTGCAGTAGAGATAGGAGATGAAGAATGTGCAACTAAAAGTTACAGAAAAAGGCAGAGAACAAAAAGAGCAACACGAAAAAAATGTGAAAAGGGGAAGAAATAGTCGTAACAAAGGTGCTAACTACGAAAGGTCAATAGCCAAGCTACTTGAAAAGGTATTTGGTGAAGCCTTTGTAAGAACACCTTTAAGTGGTGGTTTTGCTAAAAACAAAACGGCTAAAGGTGATGACTTTAGGGGTGATATAGTTCCTGTTGACAGTAATATTGACTGTAAGCTACATATTGAGTGTAAGAACACTAAGACGTGGAGCTTACCTCAATGGTTTAAGCAAGCAGAGAGTGACTGTCCTAAAGACAAAGTACCTTGTGTTATATTCCACAAGTTTAACACGGGTAAAAGTTACATAGCGTTAGACCTTGAAGATTTTTTAAAACTTGTACCGAAGGATAACATAATAAAGGTGGTGGAAGAATGATAGCCTTTATTATTGTATTGATTATAGCATTGGTAGTCTATATCTTACACAAGACGTTTTTCTTGACGGTAATAGTCGGCAGGTCAATGTTTCCAACCTTTTATCCAAATGATATTGTTTTGGCAAAAAGAGTACGACACAAGGTATTTCCAAGTAAACCAAAAGACGGCAACATTTATTTCTTCAATAAGCCTATGAATGAGAAACGACTTATTGTAAAGAGATTAAACTCTCATTCAGATAATTTAGGTATCTGTTGGTTTTTGGGGGATAATAGTGATGAAAGTTGTGACAGTCGTAACTTTGGTTTTGTGGACTGGAAAGAAGTTAAGTATGAATATGTCAAAACACTTATAAAGAGCAGAAATTAAGATTGTAAAGGAGTATATAAATGAATAAAACATTACTGAAAGTTTCAAGCACAACATCAACTAAACAACTTGCAGGTTGTATTGCAAATTGTGTTGAAGAAGGTAAAGAAACAGAAATAAGGGCAGTAGGTGCTTCTGCTGTTAATCAAATGTATAAGTCACTTGCTATTGCAAGTAGTATTGTGGCTTCAAAAGGTTTCTCACTTTTATTTAAAGCTGGCTTTGCAGACTTTGAAGAAAATGGTGATGTAAAAACAGCTATGATTGCAAGAATTGTTGTAAGATAGGAGTGGCTGTTTTATGGTTTACATAAATGACGTTTACAAGGGATTGCAAACTGATTGTACAGGCATAGGAAAGCCTTGTATTTATGTAGAGTTTTTCGGTTGTGATGTCGGTTGTAGTAAATGCCGACACTCACAATCCATTGAGTGTAAGAAACGCTCATCAATAAATAAGATAATGGGTAGAATATTTAAGCAGGGTATAGACCTAAAGAATGTTGTAATAACAGGCGGTGAGCCTTTAATACAGTTCAATGAATTATATCCGTTAGTATACGAATTGTTGAATGACGATTATAAGGTGGCTATTGAAACAGGTAATTGTTATAAGCTCCCTCGTGATACATATAGACGTAGCTTTAGGTACTTAGTAGACTGTAAAACACCTTCAAGTGGTGTAGCAAAGAAGAATGTTTTTACTAACCTTGCATTGTTAAGCTCCACAGATGAAGTGAAGTTTAACATACAAGATTTAAGTGATTATGAATTTGCACTAAAGACACTAAGAACATATCCAACTTGTGCTAAAGTAGTATTCTATTCAGATAACCCTAAAATAATTGAGTGTATTCCTATTTGGTTATTTCAAGATAGGTTATACAACATACAGTTTATAAGGAGTGAAAATAATGGCTGATTGGTCGCAAACACCAATAGAACATAAACCACCTAAAAAGCGTTTAGTTCTTTTTAGTGGCGGTTTTGACAGTGTAGTCTTGTTAGAAAGACTTATGCACCTTTATCCAAACGAATGTCTTACACTACTATTCTTTAAGTATGGACAACCTAACTTAAATCAAGAGTGGAGCATTTATCAAAAGTATCTACAAAAGGGTAATAACTATGGTATAGATATGCCACTACATTTCCTTACAGATAATGATTTCTTTCAAGGTACACCTATTCCTCAAAAACAATATGTGGAATACCGTAATCTTGTATTTTTATCACACGCTATGAATATAGCGGAAACAATGGGAATAAAAGAGATTTATATGGGACTTAACTATGTATCTCCCGAAGAAAACGGCTTTAAAGATTGTGACCGAAATTTCATTGATAGGTTTAATGAGCTTATAAAGCCAAGTGGAATAAGACTTATAGCCCCATTCGCTTATGTGCATAAAACATCTCTTATTGATGTCGCACGAGAGTACAGTATTGAAAAAGGTGACTTTTTCAGTTGCAATAACCCTACTGTCGAAGGTGAGCCTTGCGGTGTATGTGGTGATTGTAAATTAATTGATGAAATGTACTCATATAACCCTTTAGGGTGATTGACTAAGAAAACATAATATGCTAAAATACTTTTAAGCATAAATGCTAAAATAATCACTGAAAGGGGGTGAAACAGTATGAAGTTTCTAATCAATGCTTTGGCAAAAATGGCAACACCAGCTTATGCTAATACACCAGCTTCATCAGGACGTGGTGGTAGCAGTGGTGCAGGAAAGTCATCAGGCGGTCGTGGCGGTAAAAGTGGAGCAGCTAAAACGTCAGGTGGTCGTGGTGGTAAGAGCGGTTTTGTAACTACACAAAAATCAGCTACTGTAAAAACGTCTACTACAAGAACATCAGGCGGTCGTGGCGGTCGTGGTGGTCGTAGTGGTGCGGCAAATGGTTAATTAAAGCTAAACCTCATTCACTTTATGTGAGTGGGGTTTATTGCACAGAAAGGAGAATTTTAATTATGTCTAATCAAGCAACAGATAAGAATTATAAGCAAGCACATTCAGTGCATAACGAAAAGAAAGGCAATCCTAAAAATGAGGCAGTAGTCAGTGGCGTAAAGTATGAACAGCACAATAAGATTGAGCCACAAAAGACACCAGTTGCTAAATACACTAAGGTTGCTAAACAGAGTACAAAACCTAACCCTGCTAAAGTTGGTTCAGTTAATACAAGCATTGTAAATAAATGCAGAAGTAATGACCCAGCAACGGCGGGCATTACTAAGAAAGTAGGTAAGTAGTATGTCAGTAATAGAAACAACATCTCAAAGACCCGAATGGGAAATTGCGAATGACGCAAGAATTTTAAAAGAAGCTATGGATATTCAACAAGACCCTACACGTTTAAGGGAAGCAAAAAATTATATCCAGTCAGAGATTGATATAAATAATAAGGTTTTAGGTAAAAACCGCAATAGCAAACATAACAATCCTGCAACCGTAGCCAAGCTAACAAGATAAATCTTTAAGGGGTGACTTAGATGAGCAGTGATAAAGTAGCAGCGATTGAAGAATGTATAGACGCAATTTTATCCATTTTAGGGGTAAAAGCCACGGAAAGCAATAAGGACACTCCTAAAAGAGTGGCTAAAATGTATGTCAATGAGCTGTTTAAAAACATAAATGAAAATGTAGATGAATTTGTAAACGGTTTAACCACTTTCCCTTATGAGAGTAATGGTTATGGCACACCTGTAAAGGTAAAGACAGGTGTAAAAAGTATGTGTGAACATCATTTAATGCCTTTCTTTGGCAAGGTGACAGTTGAGTACATACCGAGTGACAAGATAATTGGACTAAGTAAGATACCACGTTTGGTTGACTTTTTAAGCAGAAAACCTACTTTGCAAGAAAATTTAACTGAACAAATAGCAGATTGCTTAGATAAATTACTTAGTCCTAAGTATCTGAAAGTTACAATGGTTTGTACACATACTTGTGTTGAGTTAAGGGGTGCAGAAAAACCTTGTAAAACTAAAACTATTGCTGAAAGGGGAGAGCGTAATGGCAAAGCTAAAATTCAAAAAGATACAGAAAAATGACACACCGCCTGTAAACGCTCTAAATGACGTTACAAGCGGTGAAGAAGCTAAAGCAACAAATGATACACCTAAACAAGAAGATTACTCTTTAAAGGACATTATGGACACGACAAGGGATTGTTCATTCTTTTATTCAGGTGTAGAGTATGAAGCTTATCTTGAAGCCTGTTATAATTCAGGTATAAGAAATTTTCTTATGTCATATCACTATCTTTCAGGTAGAAATTTAAGGGATATTTTTGACAAATATCCCGATATTCATTTAATGGTTGACTCTGGTGCTTTTACATTCCAAACAGACCCGAAGTTTGAAGAATACACCATTGAGGATTGGGAAAAGCATATTGAAAGGTATCTAAGGTGGGCTGAAAAGCATAAGGAACATATATTTGCAATAGCAAACCTTGATATTGAAGTCCTTGTCGGAGCTGAAACAGTTAAGAAGTGGAATAAACAGTATTTTGAGCCATTTATGGCTGAAACTAAAGTACCTGTTTGTTTCGTTTATCACGAAGGCTTTAGCTCTGATAACTGGGAATACTATTGTAAGAGATACCCTTATGTTGGTTTTACCTCTGCTGATACTCATAAGGAATTTAATCTTGATAATTGTATTGATATGTTGCGAACGGCTGAAAAACACGGTGCTCTTGTACACGGATTTGGTGTAACAAGAATAAGAGAGTTGGCACAGTTACCATTTTATACAGTTGACTCTACAACGTGGAAAGCTGGTATGATGTATGGTCGATTAATTATATTCAACGGCAAGAAAACACAACAGATAGATAAAGTTGACTGGGAAAAGAAAGCATTTCCTTTAATCAAAAACTATCCTATTGATGTTGATTTTCAGAAGTTGGACGAATATAACGAACCCGAAGTTATCAAAGTCAATGTATATGCCTTTAAACAGGCAGAAGAATACGTTATTAAGTGCATAAAGCACCTACAATACTGGCAGAAGCTAAAGGCGGTTAAGGTGGATATAAATAATTTACCTCCTGATTTCTTTCCGTCAGCTGAATGGGTGTTGTCAAATGAAAAGAATACGGAAGAAGTAATAGCTTATGCTAAGAAAATGAATATCAATCCCGAAAGAGATGATATGTCAGAAGTAGCATATACAGTTATGGATATGACTGCGTTCTTAAACTGGGATAACCCTAAATATGAGTCATTACATTCTTTGTATCTCAATGAGAATATTGACACCCTTGACAATCTCCACGACAAGTACATAAATAAAATGACACCTGATGATGAAGATAAGGTAAGGGAGCTTATTCAATTTTATAAAGAGTGTTTATCAGGCGAAAGAGATACCCTTTTAGTTGAGGGGACAAACTTTGACCGAATAGTTAAAGAGCGTGACGAATATGTAGATGACACTGAATATGAAAAGGTTGAGCTATCAAGAGAGAACATCATTGAAAAATTAGGTGGTTATTTACCTGACGGTGAAACCGCTCCTGAAATTGATGAGCTTGATGACGAAATTTTTGGGGAAATGGATATTGTTCCGATAAGGGATAAGAAAACAGGTAAGTTGATTAAAGGGTCGCAACTTGTTAAGTCCAAGACTAAAAACATATATTCTAAGAAATTCCCTAAATTCGCTTGTGACACTTGTTTAGCGGCCGCAAAATGTCCTGAATATAAAGCAGGGTATGTATGTGCCTACCACAAGTTATTTAGTGGTTTTGACACTCGAAATGCCAATGATATTATACAAGCAATGCAGGGTATGGTTAATCATAACATATCTCGTATGCAAAAGGCTATGTTGCTTGAAATTATCAACGGTACGGTGGACGCTGATGTAACGGCTTTGATAGACCAAAATACAAAGTTGTTGCAAAACTTAATGAAGATGTATGACAGCCGTTCAGCGACAGTTGTACGTCAAACAAGAACTATGCAAGCTGACGGTACAGTCAATGAAACAATGCAAGTAAGCAATCCACAAGGTGGCGGTATTCTTGAAAAACTTTTCGCAAATATGCACTCAAAATCAGAAGATAAGTCAAGTGATGAAGATGTTATAGAAGTGGAAAGTAAAGAAGTCACAGAGCCTGACGAAGTAGTCACTTTAGATTTTGATGAATAAAAAGTGAGGGGTATGTTCCATTTGACATACCTCTATTTTTATGCTATAATGAGTTTACGAACAAACGAATATCCAAGTTTGACAAGAAAGGAAGATAATTATGAAAAATAAAATTTTATTCAATGGAGTTCTGTATGAGGAGTCGGACAATGCCAAAACAGGTTACGAAGTGGATACAGACACACAGTCTTATTTTTGGTATATAGACCATACACTTAACTCTCACCGTGGTTGTCGGGACAATATACCTGAAACAATAGACGCATATGCGGGAGTAGGTAATTACTTTAATTCTGAAAAGCTATGTACTAATATTGCCTATATCCAAACATTTTATAATTGCTTACGTCAATGGCAGGCACTTAATGATAAGCCTATCACAACAGATGATTGGAATGACCCAAATTTTTCTAAACACTATATCACACTTGAAGTGACACAAGACGGTTATAGACCGACAGTAGTGGCTACTCGGTGTTTTAGGGACTTTAATCAAGTTTATTTTTCATCTGCCGATAAAGCACACGAAGCACTTCTTGAATTTCAAAATATGATACCGTCACTTTATAGCTGCATAACAAGACTTAACGAATAAAATTTATAGGGGAGTGTTTGAACAGTGAATAAATATACTATGCAAGACTTACAACGATTTCAAGCACAACCTCTAAGTGAAAAAGTTGATATGACAAGAGCACGCTTAATGGAGTGGTATGTACATAATAATAACAAGTGTTATGTTTCTTTTTCGGGTGGCAAAGATAGTACAGTGTTAGCCTATATCGCTGCACAGGTATGTAGTGTTTTAAAGTGCGATTTAATACTTTGGTTTTCTGATACAGGTTTAGAGTTCCCTGAATTGAAAAAGCACGTTAAGAGCTTTGTAGAGTACCTGAGACGTACATACACTGATATACATATTGAGCTTGTTATTGACTATCCTAAGGACAAGAATGGAAAGCGAATTTCATTTAGAGATGTAATACTTGATGTAGGTTATCCAATCATAAGTAAAGAAGTGGCTCAAAAGGTTGAGTTTGCACGAAGTAAGCCTGACGGTTATTGTGCAGAAGCCTTTGACCCTGACTCTGATTATTGCAAGAAGTACCCAAAGAATTGCTTGAAAAGGTGGCGTGGCTTGTTAGAAGCACCCTTTAAAATTTCAAGCAAGTGTTGTGACATTATGAAGAAGAAACCTGCAAAGGCTTTTGAAAAGATGTATTGTTTAAAGCCTATATTAGCAACAATGGCTTGTGAGAGTAGTTTAAGACGCAACGATTGGTTAAAGAATGGTTGTAACGCTTTCAATAGGGGGCAAAGACCTATCTCTAAGCCTATGAGCTTTTGGTTAGAACAAGATGTGCTTGAATTTATACACATTAATAATATACCTATCGCAACTTGTTATGGTGACATTATAGAGAAAGACGGTATGCTTACCACAACTCTCTACAAAAGGACAGGTTGTATGTATTGTATGTTTGGAGTTCACCGAGAATTACAACCTAACCGTTTTCAGATATTAAAAGATACACACCCTGCCATATGGGACTATTGTATGAAACCAGTTGAAGAAGGCGGTTTAGGTTTAAGGGACATACTTGAATACATATGGGTAAACAGCGAATAGTATAAACGAGGAATATCCTTGTTTGACAAGATTAATATAAGAAGTTATAATATAAGAAAAGGAGTTGATAATATGGAAAAAGGTAAGTATGATTTACTTATTGAAAACAATGGGTTTAAGCTGGTTAAAGGGGGAACAAAAGAATGAACATAAATGAGCATAAATGAGCAGTTAAGTAAAAATGGTTGGGTGAAGGGAGCAGAAACGGCTAAATACTATACCTATTATAAGAACATTGATGATACAAATATTAAAGCGGTTGAAGTAGTTTTAAATCTTGTTGATACTGATGAAACAAGTATATCTGTTAATGTTTACGTCAATGACCCCAAATATTTCAACCTTGTCCCTACACCGCAAGAGTATTCTTTATTTTGTGCTAAACTGGAAGAATTGATTAAATTTAAAGGTAGCTATACAGAATTAGACTTTGCAATAGCGGCACTTGACTTTCATAAATACCGCTCTGAAAGGGGTTTAGTAGAATACAGAAGAACATCAAATATAACTAATCGTGTAGATATAATTATACTGAAAGTGAAAACTGAACGAGATTTTGACAGTTATCTTTATGCATACAGCAGGGACGGTGATGAACCTTCATCTCCTCTTGCAATTACAGGAGATTTATTTGATTTACTCAATAAAAAGCGAAAGGAAATGATGAAAAATGTTAAGGAATAAGAGAATGATGAAACTCTCGAAGAAGCAGGCTTGTGGAGGTGGTAAAAATGCTTGACGTGGCAGATAAGTATGTAGACGAGCTAAATCAGAAGCTATATAACATATGGTATGACCCTAAGTATATGTATTACTTTTGTTGCCCACACAGGGGTACATATTCGGTTGACCCTAACGGCGATTGGAACGGTAGAAATTTTGTATCAATAAACAGTGACGGTAAAATCATAGGTTATATACATTATAGTATATGCCGTACCGCCGATTATGTAGATGATTTTGGGGCAGTAAACTTTTCAGATGACCCAAAGGATAAGTACACCTTTGGCAAAGATTTAAGGCAGGTTATTGATGATATATTCCTAAAGTTTAATCATAACCGACTTGAATTTACAGTTGTAGAAGATAACCCTATCAGAAAGACTTATTTTAAGTTAGTAAACAAGTACGGTGGTAGGATAATTGGGGTAAAGCATTGTGTTATAAAACTTATAAACGGTAAAGTAACTAATAAGATATACTTTGAAATACTTCGTTCAGACTATATTGCAGCGTTGCACTCAATAAAAGAATTGAGTGACTATCATAAGAAACAGAACACAAAGAAATACATATATGGCGTATTGGAGCAAACAAAGCAATAACAAATTTTAGGGTACGGTGCAAAAGTTCCACCCCCCCCTCTTTTGAGGGGGGAATGGCGTAGAGATTTTCCAAAATTTTTGGTGAAAATGAGGACATAGAAAAGTTGCACCCCCTGTTCAGAGAGGAGAAATTAAAATGAGTAAAGTAGAAGTTTTGTCATTAGGTGAAGCAGTAGAAAAAGGGGTAATAAGACCCTATTGTGACAAGTTTAAAAGATATATACACGAAACTTATGGACTTATATCAGATTGTTCACCTTACTGCATATTCAGTAGTTGTGATTTAACACACTCATTATTAAGTGTTTCTTGTGCATATCTTACAACCTGTCCATTTTTGGCATATACAAAACGCAAAGAACAACCTGCTTATGATGACTGGATAAATGAAATGCTGGTAATACTTATAGACGGTGAACTTTGGGCGGTATGTGATAGATTTGGTAGAGTAAGAGAGCCATTATTTAGTCACGTTGTACCTAAAAGATATAAACTTGCAACTTCAGGAATGATTGCAGAATTAAGGGATAAGTGTAAGAAGATGAACTTTGATACTACGATTGTAAGGGGAACATATGAAGTTAAGTTACACGGAGATGTAACCTTAGCTAAAAAGGTGGACTTAAAGTTGGATAATGAAACGGATTTATCATTTGTAACCTATAAGTTAATTCAATCTTTTATGGACACAATATATCAATATGTTAAGGATAATAACATTGACCTCAAAGAGCCTTTAGAGATTGAAGATATAACAGTTGATTTATCTGTTAATGTAAATGACCCAAATAAAATTCTCTTTAAGTTATTAAACATATGCTCCGACCTGTCAACAACAGACCCAAATAACAATTAAAAATTGAGCACCATTTCGGTGCTCTTTTTGTTTGCAAAATTTCGACTCTTTTGTTTGCAAAAATTCAGGCTCTTTTTTATTTGCAAAAAAATTTCGGCAAACTTTTTGTGAGCAACGAGGGAAACCGAAAATTGCCTATTATGGGGGTGTTAGAGGATTGGGATTTTCAAAAAGAAAATTTTTTTGTTTATGCTTCGTATGCTTCGTGTGTGTATAGTGAGGAAAACAAAAAAGTTGCTATTATGGGGGCTAAAGAGGACAGCGAGCCTATATGGGAAAATTTTTTTTCTGTTTGGGAGAATATGTAAAACGACTTGACCTGACGAAATGAGGAATGATAAAGTGAGGAATATTTTGAAAGTCAAAAATTAAGTGGAATGAGGGAAATCCTTATTTGACAAGTGCCTTATCAATATGTATAATATAAGCAAGTCAAGCGATTGACGAATATATAAATACTATTTATGAAATGGAGCGATTAAAATGACAGTTGCAGAAATAGTTACAAATGCAATAATAGAAAAGTTAAAGCAGGGTGAGGTTGCTTGGCACAAGTCTTGGTCTTGTAACCCTCCCATTAATTATGTAACCCGAAAAGAGTACCGAGGAATTAATAGACTACTTTTGGGTGGTGGTGAGTACCTTACATTTAAACAGATACAGAATATAAAAGGTGCAAAGTTGCACAAAGGTGCAAAAAGTCATATAGTAGTCTATTATCAATCGGCAAAAGTTGAAGATAAAGAAAATGAGGACGAGCCAAAAGTATCTCATATGGTATTGAGATATTACAGAGTGTTCAGTATAAATGACGTTGACGGAGTAGAGAGTAAAAGAAAACACGCAACAAATGACAACATATTTAAAATAGATACTTGCGAAAATGTAGTAAATGATTATGCAAGTAGCTATGACGTGTCTATCCGTCACGATAATAAGGATAGTGCTTACTTTATTCCCGACTGCAATATGGTAAACGTGCCACCTATGGAGCAGTTTGATAGTGCCGAGGAGTATTACTCTACACTATTCCACGAACTTGTTCATAGTACAGGAAGTAAGTCAAGATTAAATAGAGAAATGGGAGGAAAGTTTGGAAGTAAGTCTTATGCAAGAGAGGAGCTTGTCGCTGAAATAGGAAGTGCTATTTTATGTAGTATGTTAAACATCAGTGAAAAAACTTTTGATAATTCAAGTGCATATATTCAAAGTTGGTTAAAAGCACTTGAGAATGATACGCACTTAATTTTATATGCAAGTGCTAAAGCTGAAAAAGCAGTACAGATGATATACCCAAATAGTGAGGAGTTGGATAGTGTAGCATAAGCTACACATTCCCTCCCAAGTGAGGAATATCATTATTTGACAATGGTTAAAGAGTTTGCTATAATGTAAGCATAGACAAGCGGAAAGGAAGTGAATAAAAAATGGTAACAGTCGGACTATTAATGTTCGGAATAGGTGTTGGAATATGCACCGCACTAAAAGCAATGTAAAAACAAAGTATTAATTATGAATGGAGGACTATTTATGAGCGAGATTTTTATGGTAAGAAGTGGACTAACTAAAAAGGTAAATGACAAGACTACACTTGAAGTAACCTTTGATTATGAGGACGGCAAGAATTGGAATTGCCAAAAAGGTTATTATGTAAGCACCACATTTATGAGTATTGAGGATTGTGGTAATGGTATTGTTTGCAAAAACTATGCACCTCATACAGACTGTAAAACAATGTGCATTAAAACAGTAAAACGCAAGTCACAAAAGGCTATGAGGGAGTGTAAAGACCTTATAAAAAATGCAGTTGTGGACTTGTTAAAAGCATACGGAGCAAAGGCTTACGCCGATACCCTTGAAAGTGATGTAATGGAAAAGATTGATAAGGCGGTACAAGGCTTATAAAAAGCCTTGTTAAGCCTTTAGGTATATAAATATATAGGTAACGGCTTTAAAGCCGTATAAAACGATAGAATGGAGCGATTAAAAATGACTGAGTTACAAAAAAGAGTAAGAATATTAATAGAGCAGGGCGAATACGAAAAGGCAACCGAGGTATTCCTGTTTGAAACAGGAACAAAAGTAAGTATTAACTATAAAGGTTATTTCATTAACCCTCTTTGGAATGAGGACACACCTCGTCCAAAATACAGTGTATGTGTATCGAGGGGAAGAAGTCATTTCTTTATCACATTTTGGGGAAACCTAAAGGGAGATGAGGTCACGCCTTATGATGTTTTGGCTTGCCTACAAAAATACCCTTGTGATGACTATGAGGATTTCTGTAATGATTATGGCTTTGATATTTATGATGATTTTGAGGGCGGTTATAATAAGCAGTCACGCAAGGTATGGAAAGCGTGCGTAAATGAGTATGCAAAAGTTGAAAGGCTATTCAGCGAGGAAGAACTTGACGCACTAAGAGAGATTGCTTAGAGGGTAAACAATGACAATATTATTAATAATTTTAATCAGTAAAATTTTGAAAGGAGCAATAAAAAAATGAGCGATAAATTAATTGAGGGAGAAGTATTAAGTCCTATAATCGAAGGACTTATTAAAGAACTTGAGGAAGGCAAAAAAGATATTTTTGATATGATTGATGAGTATATCAAGGCTAAAGCAAAGATTGACGAGGAGTTGGACTTGTCGGAAATGGTGTTAGATTTCTATAATGCAAATAAAGAACAATATGGAGGACAGCTATAATGACTTTTAAACGTGGTGATATAATAAGAACAATAACAAAAAGTGGGTATATGAGGGAAGGGGTGATTGTTTCAAACAGTTGGAATAATGTAAATAATCACTTTGTGAATGTTGTTTACTTTGGTGTGAACAACAGAGATTATCCAATGCACATACCAATTACAGAGGAGAACGTGGTAAGTCTTGACGGTGAATTTTTATTTAAAAATCAAGTCGTCAGATGTGAAACTTTGACGGTGCTTTCAAAGAACAATATTGAGGAGAAACTCGGCTTTATTACTAAAGACTTTGAAAAGCAAATTAATAAAGGTATTGCAATACAACTTGGACTATGTGAGTTCCACGATTGTGAGGAAATTACAGAAGAATACCTAAAGCAATATAATATGATATAATATAACTAATACTAAATACTAAAAGGAAGTGCAAAGAATGGACAAAATTTTAATAGGTAAGTCCGAAAATGGTAAAAGCATAGTGCTTAACAGTAATATGCTATGCCGTCACGGAGTAATCGGAGGAGCGACTGGCACAGGTAAAACTGTAACGCTAAGGGTTATTATTGAGGGTTTATCTCAACAAGGTATACCTTGCTTTATCTCGGATATGAAAGGCGACCTAAGTGGTATAGCGAGGAAAGGAAGTAATCAAGAATTTAAACGTAAAGCAAAGGCAATGAAAATAAATGACTTTGATTTTGAGGCTTTTCCTTGTGCCTTTTGGGATATATTCAAAGAAAGCGGAATGAGTATAAAAACGACAGTCGAGGAAGTTGGAGTTCCTTTGTTGTCAAGAATGTTAAAACTCACAAACATACAGGGCGGAGTTTTAAACATTATCTTTAAAGTCGCACAAGATGAAAACTTTAAACTTCATACTTTATCTGACTTACGCAAAGTGATAAAGTATGTTATGAATAACAAAGAAGATTTATCCGAGGACTACGGAAATATTCATTCTTCATCTGTAAGTTCTATTATAAGAGCCTTACTGGGATTGGAGCAGCAGAGGGGTGAAAGTCTTTTCGGTGATGAGCCTTTTAATTTGCAATACCTTATGTGCAGGGACGATAGAGGACAGGGAGTAGTAAGTATATTAGACTGCGTAAAACTTATAAGAGAACCCTTGTTATATAGCACATTTATTATATGGCTACTGAATAAGCTATATAACGAATTAGAGGAAGTAGGCGATTGTGATAAACCTAAACTTTGTTTATTCTTTGATGAAAGTCACCTGATTTTTGAGGGACTGCCTAAAAGTGTTACGCAAAAAATAACACAAATTGTAAAGTTGATACGTTCAAAGGGTGTCGGTGTGTACTTTATATCTCAAAATGTTACAGATATTCCCGACAGTATTTTAAACCAACTTTCAAACAGAATACAACACGCAGTGAGGGCTTACACTAAAAAGGAATTAAGTAATCTAAAGGCAACGGCTCAAACATTCAGACAAAACCCAAACTTAGATATTGAGGAATGTCTATATAATATGGGAGTAGGTCAAGCAGTAATATCCTGCTTAAATAATAAAGGTATACCGCAACAAGCCGAAAAGACTTTTATTTTACCGCCGAAAAGCGATTTGACTGTATTAAATAATAATGAACGTATTAACTACGATTTAATACATTGTGACGGCTTTTTTAAGGGGTGTAAACCGCTTAAAAGTACAATAATATATAATGACGTGCCAACGGCACAAAAGCCACTTCAAGAGCCAAAAAACAAGCCAAAAAGGGAAAATGCAAAGATTAATAATACAAAAATATTAAATAATGTAGCTAATAGTATTTTTAATACAATATTCAGATAAAGTGAGGAATTTGCTCATTTGCCAAATTTCTGATATATGGTATAATAATAGTGCAGTCGGAAAGATTGTGAAAAATTATTTATGAAAGGGTGTTTATTATGAGTTTAAAAGTTATAATTGGTTTTGAAGACTATGAGCCGTGGGGAGGAGCAGTGGATTTCTATAATGAAATTCGTGATAATGACAAACTTGATGATTTAGAGTTTATATTGGAGGACTTGTACCCTGACGGTTGCACAGACACTAATATAAATGACCTGCTTGCCTTTGACGAGGACACAGTAAGAGAATGGCTTGACTTACCGTCAGAGGAAATGCGTGAACAAAAGATAAGAGAGGAAGCATTTGATTGGTGGTATGAACATAAAAAAGAATATGCAGACACTAAGAATGTAACAGCGATTAAGGAATATTGTAATAGTACTGATTGTTTAAAAGACTGTCCTTATTGTTTCCACACTACTGAATTTAATGAGTGTGAGGATTGGGCTTTAGCTGAAAAAGAGGGGCTATCAGAAGATGATATTGTTGAGTTATACAAAAAGAACGGATTGGATAGCGAATAGAGGATTTTCCTCTATTTGCACTTCTTTTAAACTTATGCTATAATATAAGTGTAGTCAAGAGATGACTGCAAAAGATTAAAATACGAAAGGACTTTGAAAAAATGTTAGATGAAAAAAGTATCTGTAAGGCGGTAAGGGAATATGACCTTATTAAAAAACGTGGCAACTTCCCAGCAATTTATTTGGATTGTGAGGAAGGAAAGGCTTGGTGTGTAGAATACACCGACTGCAACAGTTATACACAATACGAGGAAGAAAGTATTATATCTCTGACAGGTTATATAAATAACAAGTCACAAGAGTTACACGACACCAATTATATCAGCTTGTCAGGTGCGAGGGCAATACGTTATGCAAGAATGGCAATCAAAGAGTATATGAAGAAAAAGGAGGACTAATTATGAAAGCAGAAACAGTTTTAAAATATCTTGAAGAAAATGATTTAGAGGGACTCCGTTTCCGTGTTAAAAGCGAAATGTATAAAAACGGTTTATCTGTTACAGGAAAACAGAGGTTATCGGCTATGAAGAAGTATGCAGAAACTCCAACGCAGTTTACTCGACCTTTACCGAGACAACACCTTGAAAGACCAAAACTAATTGAATATAAGAATGAGGAATACTACTCATTCCTTAACGGTAGTTCTTTGGTATTTACAAAGGAACAGCCGAATGGCATACCTCCCCAAGACGAGGAAAGACCTTATCTCAATGTAGCTGGTATTATGGAGGGTATTAATGATTATATGTATGTCGGAAAGTTCAACTTTGCACAACATAAGATTGACGCTAAGTTAGAGGGGTACAAACTTTTGAAAAAAGCAATACTGTATATAGATAATGCAACAGTATTTTCACAATTTGAGGAAACTTATATCAGTACGGCTTTACTTGATATATCATTATCCATATTAAATGACGGTGAAGATTTTGAGGTTTATATGGATAAGGATAAGAAAGATACTTGCGGTATATTCTTTAAGAATAGATATGGTTATGCTTATGTATTACCTGTTCGTAAAAATACAGACAGTGAGGAAAACAAAGTAATTAAAGCAATTATAAAATAATAATTCGGGCGGTTTATACCGCCCTTTATTTTTACCTTGAAGTGAGGAAATTCCTTATTTGACAATGCTTAAAATGTATGCTATAATATATTTGTAAGTTAAAGATAGATACGAAATACGAAAGGAATGATAGAAAATGACAGAGTTAAAGATTTATAAGGTATACTTGGAAGATAATGATAGCTGTTTTAGTACCCTTATACCTGCTGAAAATGAACAGGAAGTAGCTAAACAGGTAGAGGGCAACGGCGAAATAATAGCTATTAAAGATGTATCAGATACATCAAGAATTGATACTGACACTGTATATGATATATTGAGGAATGGCAACAAGAAAGTCAATGCAATTACTGAAAAGCAAATTAACTTGTTTGTCAGAGTGCTTTATAAAGTAGGAATTTTGAGGTAGGTGATATTATGGAATTTCAATTACATCTGTATTGGCGAGATAAAAATTGGGTAAAAAGAGGGTATGCTCTTAATCTAAATGTTGCAGTGGATTTCAGAAGAAAAATATTTATGACATTTGAGAACCCACGTTATGACTATGTAAATTCTAATAGTCTTGAGGTGGTACGCAAACAAGACATTAGAGATTATATTCATTTTTTGAAAAGGGAAGGATTTGAGGAAGTTGATGAATTTTGAAGAATTTTATATATGGATAAAAAATAATATCAGTCTTACTTCTGAAAGTTTAATACTCATTCAAAATATACTTGACTATGCAGAAACACATCAGCTTGGTATTGAGGATTTGTATGACTTGTTGAGCGGTGTATTAATGCCCGAAGAAATTGATAGATTAAGAATGGAGGAATAAAAATGAAAGTATTTATGTTTAGAGAAATTGATAAAGACAACAGAGATTGTTGTAACTATCTTGACGCAGAGTATAGAGAGGGTGTTCTACGTCTTACTACTTGCGGTGCCTGTTTCTATGGCTCTTCAATTCGTGGACTTCCTAACTATGACACCATAGAAACAGTGCTTACCGAGGAAGAATACAATGCAATAAGCGATTATATAAGAGTATCAAAGGGTATACTAAGTAACTTTGAACATTTAGTAAAAAACTCAAAGCCGATAGTTGAGCAAGCTATTAAGAAGTTACAAAGTGACGAGGGCAAAGAGTTTTTTGAAAAGATTGCCACTGACGAAATGGAATATTTGAAAGAACAATGGAACTTGTCAGATAAAGATATTGAGGATATATTTGACGCATACCCTTATGAATATAAAGACAGAGCCGTTGTGGGAACGGTATATGAGGACTATTATGAATTGGGCGAAAATGAGGCGTGGGGTTTAGGTTACATCACACAAAGTGCAAGTGAAATAATGAGCAGATATTTTAACTATGAAAAGTTTGGCGAGGATTTAGCAGAAGAAAATGATGGGTACGTTGAGTTAGATGACGGACGTATTGTTTATCTAATGATGTAAAAGGAGGATAAATAAAATGAAAGAAGTAACAAGATACTATTTGGTAAGTACAAACGCAGATAACGAGATTGTTGCCATTCGAGGGGACAAGATGTATAATTGTCCTATAACGTCAAGTGGCATTGACGAAATGTCAGGAATTTCAATATTAACTCTATCAGATGAGGAAACTGAAAAAGTAGCAGAAAAGCTACAAGTCAAATATGGTGAACTTGCCAAGAGTGGTATGCTATACAATATGGACGATATAATCAGAGATTTTGAGGACTCTGACCGTGCTATAAACTGTTCACTTAATGGTGTAGAGGAATTCCTTAATGAGAATAAGAATTGGCTACTTTGCGAGGTAGCCTAACTAAAAGGAGGACGATAATATGAAAAGTACAGAGATTTTCAACTAAAACGCATTTACTTTATAATGTGGAACTTGCAGAGAAACTGAAAAGATAAAATCAGAAATATAATAAAGCACTTGTCATTGTATGAGTGCTTTATTTTATGCCTGTATTACACTCAAAATAAGCCTTTAAAGCCTTTAGTCTTATAGTTATATACCTATGCACTTAAAACGGCTTTAAAACGACTTTAAACGCTCCAAAAATAGTAACCGATTTATTATTTACATTACAGATACATAATCAGCACCTAAAAATCAGTGCCGAGTGAGGAATATCGTCATTTGACAGTTACAGAAGTATTTGCTATAATAAAGATACAGTCAAGCGATTGACGAAACAATACAAATACTATTTATGAAAGGAATTGATTTAAAATGACGATTAAAGAAGTAAAGGAATTAATTGAAAAATATAAAGATAAGCCTATAATAGTAAGAACAGGCTATGCTTGTTTTGATTATACCGAGAGTGGCGAGGAACTTATTAAAGTAGTAACTTCTATGACAGAGTATAAAGAACCTCAATTTGTACCGAACCCAAACGGTACAATCACGTTTTATATGCCAACAGAGGACGGTGACGGTACTGATTACGGTGTAACTGTATATGGTTGGGAAAATGGTGTAATTGGTTATCGTTACGGAACAAGTTGTGACAGTTTAGGTGTGAGGGAATTTGAAACAGATAATTTAATAGACTTCATCAACGGCAACTATAAGTATGAGTTTAATTAAAGAGAGGGGAGATAATTATGAAACAATTAATTGAAAATTCAACTCTGACGAAAAAACACTTGAAAAAATTATATAAACGAGTTTTAAAGTTTGCACTTGCAGAGGATTTTTGTGCAGAGGAACTTGTGGGTAAAGTATATGTCGGAAAGTTGTGTTTTGACATAATGATTGAAAGTACTTACAGTGATATTTATACTGCAAGAGGACGGGGCTTGACAGCACGGTTATATGTACAGTTGTACGCTGGAGGAATTGATACAGGTTATGGCTATACCTCTACACTATACCCTTATGATTATGTAGACGAGGCAGATATAGATATATCGGAAGTGTACACCAAGAAAAAATTTAAGAAAAGACTTATAGGGTGCATAGAGGGATTAATCGGGTGTGGTAAGGTTTATCTAAATACCGATTTAAAGGAATTGGCAGAAGAAGAATTGAGGGAGTGGTAATATGATGAGAGATTTTGATAAAGAGCTATATCCGAATACTTATAATTATGTTAAGGATAACATTGTTGAGGGTGTACGTTGTAATAGGTGCGGAACGACTGTATTAAAATCAGAAGTTGAGGGATATACTTATCAATGTATGCACTGTAATGAGGATTTAAGCACATTTGAAACATATAAGTCAGATGATACCTATTCGGCTGATGAATTTGATAATATATGTAATTATACTTTAGCCGAACTTTTACTTGACGAGGAAAAGTAATATGTTCTAAAATGCTTTAAGGTATATAGTCGAACAGGTAGCAGATTGAAAGAGAGTTTTAAATGTGACGAAGTGAGGGACTTGCTTGTTTGACAAGTTCCTCATTTTTTGTTATAATATATACATAAATTAAAGAAATGGAGTTGATTATTTATGAATGAAGTAAAAAATAGTTGGGTTGATGTAGTAGAGGAATTACCGCCGAGTGAAACACAAGTACAGGTATCATATGAGACTTTTGATGATAGTATTTACTGTGATAGGTTTGCTTTTTGCTCACCGACAGGCGAATGGTTTTATGTTAACCCAGCGACAGGTGAAGTAGAGGATTTTCCATTTAAGGTTTATGCTTGGAGAAAGTTTGGCGAGCCTTTTTCATATGATGAACATTTATCTATACAGTTTAAAGAGGACGTAAAACGGTTTAAGGAAAGTATGATTTATAAGGAAATCTCACAAGATGATTACTTTGCAAATGTTGTATTCGGAGGAGTTGACGGTCTTGAAAAAATCTATGTTATAAAGATTAATTCGGATAAAGACACCGATTTATTAAATCGGTTACAATACTATAAAAACAGAGTTGATAAACAATACTTTTCAGATGACTTAAAGAGAGGTAATCAGATTGTAATGTATTGTTTTGGTGGTGATATTGAGGATTGTAGAGATATTGCATATAATTATTTTAGTTATGTAAGACAGCAAGTTATAGATTGCCTTGACAAGTATGACAATGATGAAATGTGTGACGAATGAGGGGTTTCCCTCATTTGACACGCTCTAACCATTATGATATAATAACAATGTAATCAAGAGAGAGATTGCAAAGAACTAATTATGAAAGGAAGTTTAAAATGGAACAAACAAACGAATATAGTAGGTTAGAATATTTGGATGCCGTGCGACACTTTAATTGTGTATTGCAAAAAGTTGAGGTTGAGAAAGGTACAAAGTATATCAATACAACTCCGCTTGAGGAATTTGATATTTTAGGCGGTTATGAGAAAGATACAGTTTATTTGGTTATCCCACATAATCAAGAGGACATTAACTGTCTAAACATAATAAACAGCTATTTCCAACAAAATAGTAAACCTCTTTTTGAGGAAGAGCATATCGGACAAGTGATATTAGCTATAATTCAATGTAATTATTACTCAAAGGATATTACGGAGGATTGCTTTGGGGTATACTTCAATCTTCTATCTAATTACACCGCCGAAGTTACATCAGAGTTAGAGGAATTGAATAAGTTTGCCACAAAAGAAATTACACAACTTATCAAAATGCACGAATATAATAAGGCACAGGAAAAAGTGTTTGGATTGGTAGAAAGCTACTTTGAGGAAGGCAGAAGAAATGGCTACCACGATTTTAAAATGTGGTGTGAGGATAACACAAACAATGACACTGAAAAAATGATTATCAAAAAAATTGCAAACGAAGTAAATACTATCGGTACTTATTTATTTGAATAAAAGGAGGATACTATAATGAATGATAATTGGATAAAAACAAGTATGGTAAAACCAAAAGAGGGAGCTACTTGTTTAGTCACAACACAAGGTGATATAGCATTAGCAAAATACTCCGAGGGCTACTTCACTCAATATGGTAATGATGATGTATCCTATAACAATGTAACGGCTTGGCAATATGCAGACGCCCCATTTGAGGACGAAACAAGTAAATATAAAAAGGCTATTAATTACCTCTTAAATACTTTCCAAAGTTGTAGGGAATACTCTAACGAGGGCGAAAAGTTTCACCTTTTAGGTGGTTTTGATGATGATAGAGTTTTCGTGGTAAGACCAAGAAGAATAGAGGATATTGACTGTATTAATACAATTAATAAGTATATTACAGACGGAACAAGTATCTTGAATTACTATAATATCGGTGAAATATATGTTTTAATCTTTGGAGCGGACAGCTTTGACTCAGACTTAGAAAATTATGAATATTTGACGGTTAAAACGGCAAGTGAAGTAATTAAATATAATACCCAAAAGATTATGGACATCATAACAATTATGAGCAAAGAAGAAATAGAAACGGAGGAGAATTAATATGAGTTGGGAATTAACTGACTGTTCGTTACCTGATGAAAAAGAGAGGGTGCAAGTTACTTATGTAAAAAATAATAAAGAATATTGTGATGTATTCGCTGTATTGGTTGACAATGAATGGTATACAGAGGACGCTGACGGCAGTATTATTCCTTTTAAGTATAAAGTGATTGCTTGGCAATATCCTTGCAGTCCTTTCCCATTAGAGGAATTTGACAAAAATCGTTTTGAAATGAACATTGAACATTTCGAGCAATACATTCAACACGAAGAAATCTATGAGGGTTACAGAAGTTATAATTTATTCGGTTGTCATACAGATGATATACTTTATATTGCAAAACCTACCACACAAATAGGCATTAAGGCTATAAATGAACTATATCTTTATAAGAATTATGAGAGTATATATGGGAGTATATATGATACAGACTATAAACCACCTCTTACAAAAGAGGACATTGGCTCTTTAATTGTTGTGGTTTGTGAATTGGGCGACCTTAGAAATTGTGAATATATACGAATAGAAAGGTATGATAAAGTGATACAAGAAATTACAGAGGAACTAAATAAGTATAAGAATAAACTTATATAATTTAAGGTAAGCAGAAAGGTGCAAGTGAGGAAATTCCTTATTTGACACCTTTCTTTTTATGTGCTATAATATACTTGTAGTTAAGAGATAGACACCTTAACTACAAAGACTATATGAAATATAATTAGCAAAGAGATTAGAGAAAAATTATGTCACACTTTGTTACATTGGTATTTACAAAAGAAAATGGAAGAACAGTTGAGGAATTGCTTGCTCCATATGATGAAAATATTGTGTACGCTCCGTACGTACAGTATACACGAGAACAAGCAATAGCAAAAATAAGAAAAGAAATAGAGGACTACAAGAATGGATTTTATGCAGAATATTTATCAAATCCAAAAAAGTATGAGGAAAGTCACTCCAATGTAGAACATATTAATTATTTAAAAAATGAATTCCCCAAAAAATTGGAATGGACTGATGACGAATGTTATGAGGACATAAAACGGAGTTTTGATGAAGATATGGTTAAATCAAATGGTGATTTATTATCTATTTATAATCCCAATTCAAAATGGAACTGGTATACTATTGGAGGAAGATTTAATAATTATCTCAAAACATTGTCCGGCAAAACTACAAACGAGGATTATGTATCCAAAATTGATTGGGAAGATATACTACCTTTTGCCTTTGTTACTCCTATTGGAGAATGGCACGAACGAGGCAAAATGGGTTGGTGGGCTTGTGTTTTCAATGAAAAAAGCCACGATAATTGGAAGTCAGAGTTTAAAGAATTTCTTGACAGTTTAGATGAGGATACTATTGTAACAGTAGTTGATTGCCATATTTAAAGGTAATAATGGTGAACAAGAATATTATAAATAGAATGTACATTATGTATAATGAAATGATGATTGCAAGATAATATTGAGGAGTGATTAATTATGAGAATAACAGTAATCGAAAAGAAAAATGGTGAGCAGATAGGAAAATATATTTACCACCCAACAAACTTTTGCTCATATGTTTTAGATGAGTTCAAAGAATGTGTTATTGAGGTAGGTAATAAAGGTACTCTAACATATTACGGCGAAGATAAAGCCATAATCAGAGTTCACAAAAATGGAGTAGCTTATGAAAACACATATATAAGAGAGGAGTTTGATTACAATGATTGATTATAAGTGTGGGGTAAGTTTAAAAGTTGCGGATAAAATTTATTCGCAACTAACCCAAGCAGGATATGATGTGGAAGTATTTGAGGGAGTTTTACTTGACAGTTACTTCTGCGAAATCGGTGAAAACACAAAATTCAGATTTACACTAAAACGAGGCGGTCGTGTAAAGTTGCGTAAGTACCTTATGATTTTAGAACACGTAAAAAACGGATGGGCAAGTGATTTAACACTTGTACTCACAGACGATAAAGAGAAGTATGAAAACGAGTTGAAGAAGTTTAAGGAAGTTGCATAAATTAATACAGGCGGTAAATAATACGATTTACGGCTTTATGAAATAAGAATAATATACAGACAAGGCGGTTACATTGTAACCGCTTTTTTCGTGCCTTTTTGCCACTCACAGGGGTACTATGGAAATGAACGGCGGCGGTAAATTTATTCACTTGTAAATAAAACAAGAGGATAACTATAAAATAAACAACCTTAAAAGTAATAACTAAAGACCTTAAAGTTATTGTCAAAAGTGAAATGAGGGCGGCTTAAAATATTAATATTTAATAAAAGAATATTTAAGTAATGATAATAAGTGAATGACTTTACTACTCAAATTCAACTTTAATTGACCCGAACTCGACTTAGACCTGAGGAGTATTATTTTATATTGAGGTTGTAATCACTACAAATGAGGTACTTTTAATGACCTTGAAACGAGGAATATCGCAGTGGCAGGTCATTTGAGGAATGTACCTATAATGAGGTATATCACCACTGTTTAGTACAGTGAGGTATGTTATTTTGAGGTACTATTCACTACTATAATCACCACTTTATGAGGTTATTTTACTACTTTATGAGGTTATTTCAGTACCTTAGTAGTGGTCTTTATGAGGTCATTTACCACTATTATGAGGTCATTTTTGCTCATTTTAGTGATTTTGAGGTCATTTTCACCTATTTTTGAGGTTATTTCGTTAAAAATAGAGGTTATATTTTTAAGTGTTACGAAACGAGGGAAACCGCAGTGGGAAGGTCATTATTTGTAATGACTAAAGTGTCTATTTTATAGGGGTAAAGTATCAACCTAAAATATTTACCGCCGCACCATTTTAACCACCTCTTTTACTACCCTTTAAACACCT